AGTCCACTGGTAAAATAACCTGTACTTCTTGTCTAGGAAATGCCGTCGCTTTCAAATGAGCAGCTGCCTTATCACATTTATCGGCATAAGAATATAAAAGCTGTTGTTTAATCGACGGATTTGTTAACGTTTTAAGCTCGTCAAAATTTGACTTATACTCCGCATAAGATAATCCTAATTGCTTTTTTATTAATGGTATGCTCTGTTTAGATAGCATCTGGCTAGCAACCGTTCTTGACTGTTCTGCCCAATCTCCTTCTTGTTTAACAATATTAATAGCAGACAGATGTTCTTTTCCGTCTGAACCAATATATGGGTTTTGCCCTTTAGCTCTAAGAAGTGCACCAAACGGATTTGTTTTATCAACTTCTCCCGTTCTAGGATCTGTTTTAAAAGGTTTTAAAACATCCATCTTATCAGTTCCAACATGTTTGTTGGTATTAAATATAACATCTACTCCTGGAGGAAAGTTTTTAGGATCGCCGTACATAGCCATTCCTTTTAAAAAATGACTATCATTAACTGCAATTCTAACTTGAGCATAATGATTTCCACCAAGGTTTAAATCTTCAACCCCGGGTCGTATTTCAATAACGCCGTCTTTAGCTTTTCCACCATCTTCTGCATATCTAATTTTAACTCTATTGTCTTTTATAGACGAAGGATATTGAATCTCAGCATAACTCTTACCTCTATCCGGAGTATATGCAGTAATAGCTCCAATCTTATCTTTGTTTTGATGCATATAAGCTTTAGTAATATCTGGTCTACAAAGAATCTTTTGGGTCGTGGCTTTATCGCTATAAGGATCCGTTACTTGCGGAACATACAATGGATATTCTTTATAACCCTGCTGTTTTAACATTTGAACAGCAGTCTTCAAATGCTCACTAGATACATTAAGTTCAAGATTTACGCCTTTTCCGACATCAATCATTCCTTTTTCATCTACTGCTTTTTTAAGTTGTTTAGCAGTATTTTCTACACGACTGCTTCTTTCGGCAAGATTATCATTCAAAAGACCTCTTACTGATGATTCGTTAATACCCATAATCTTGCCTATAGCAACATTAGAATTTCCCTGATCTTTTAAATATAAAGCTTGCCTTCTATCAGCATCTCTTTGAGCATTCTTCCCTATAGTCATGATCGCTCGAAATTCCGGAGACTTAATATCATGATCGGGAGGAGATAGTTTCTTCATGATCTCAGTATCGCTAAGACCTTGTTTTCTAAGCTCAAGAACTCTCTTTCTAAAAGCCATCTGATCTTGATATAGGTTCTCAGCCTGATCTCCTTTAGAAATATACGGATGTTGAAATGGATTCTCTCCAGACCCATAAGGATATCTTCCAGAATGCTGAGGCGTTCCATAATGTATTAAGATCTCTCTTTTATCCATGTTAGAACCCCTCCTCAATCTTTCTCTTCATTAACACCTTGTCTGCATAAATAATTTTGTCCATAATCGGGACAATCTCGTCGACTGTCGGATTATTAACCAGAATATTGCCATCCTGATATATCCTAAGTTCACATCCAATATCCTTAGGCTTTATCTTGTACTCCAAACAAAATAGCGCAGTGTAAATATGCAACTGCGCTATGTTGGCAGGATGTAACCCTGTTTTGAGATCATGAATTCTTAAGAAATTATCTCTAAAAGAAATAGCATCGCATGTTCCGAAAGCGTTCTCTGAATAATATAAAGGTTGTTCAGTAGTCATACGAAATCCTATAGCATCGTTCACATACATTGAGATTGTGCTATTATTTTCTTTTAACTTAATGCCATACTTGATTCCCATCTGAATCATGTAGTCGGCAAATTCATGAAGCTCTGTTCCTCGTTGAACTGCTAGGTGGTTTGAGTATGTTGCCTGAAGCTTCTCCTCGTCGTAGTTCAACCAATGATACTTGCTTGCGCTTAGAAACGCATGCTTTCCTACTAAGTCCGAATGATCGTTCCAATTCATCTAAAACTTTCTCCTTATTCTCTGGAAATATAAATGCGGCGAACGACATCTTACCAAGACGGTTCACCCAATATTCCTGATTAGGCCGTTTAGATGCTCTTCCAGACTTCTTGCATTCTAGAACGGCCCACTTCGAGTTCCACAGAATTGTGAGATCTGGGATTCCCTGAATATAAGTAGGATCATTCTTAAGAACAACCGATCCAGGAAATCTCATCTTGATCTCTTTGATCAGATCCGCCTGAAACTTGTTTTCATTCATACCCTAAGACCTTTCTAAAACACAAAAATAAAAAGAAGGAAAGTAGCACTAAAGGTCCTCTGCTATTCCTTCTCCTCTATAATAGGGTATGTTTTTGCGGCGAATGCCAAAAAATATAAAGATTGTATCTAAAGCGGTCGAAAAGTGTCTTGTGGCCAGATGGCCAGAAATTTTTCTCAACTTTTATAAAAATAGTATTTTTTTTTCGCATTTAATAGAGAAAAAAAGTGGGTTTCTGGCCACAAAACCCGCAAACCCGCATGGTTGACACGTTTTTCCGTGGCCACTTTTGTTTTCAAAACTGGCCATTTGCCCACTTTTTTTGGCCACAGAAGCACTTTTTGGACCTTTTGATACAAATATAAACAACAAAAAGTGGGCAAAATGGCCAGAAATTTTCCAATTTGCCCACTTTTAAAACCAAAACTGGCCACAAATTTTTAGCAGAATTCTCTCCATCTTTGTGAGAAAAGCGACCCATTACTCGTCTTTTTATTGATTCGAGTGTAACCTTTTTTCTTCATATTCCTATGAGCGACTTCTCTTTTAAGCTTTCTTAACATTGTCATCGGCCTCCTTTTCGATAACGTTTTCCAGTTTCATTTCTTTTAACTCAGCAATAACCTCATTCAGACGACGGCTTAACTGATCAAGCTGTCTGCGAACCTTTCCTAATTCAGATTCGTATTTAAGCTGGGACTGTTTAATACTTTTCTTAATATCGTTAAGCTGTCTGTCTTCAAGATGCACTGTAACGTCATTTCTTGCCATCGGGTTCCTCCTTCATGTTGTACAAGAATTCGTCTATAAAGTCCTTAAAGCACTGCTCGCATAAATGAATATGATTATCTATATGCGATGTGCTAAACTGAGCGAGATCAGACATATGAATTTCAACATCGTTTCCTACTACATCATTAAGAGGTTTACCACAACGATCGCAATAATATCTAATCATTAACTGCCTCCTCCTTTCCCAGTAGTTTCCTTTCTCGTCCTTACAAAATATAAGTGCGTGATTAACATCAGACGTATGAATACACTCTCTGTTTTTAGAAGGACATTCTCCAAATTCTCTAGCTTTAGCACATCCCTGATGGTCGCACAAATATAAAACTGCCAATCAGTTACCTCCTTTACTAAAAGCTTTAACAAACGAGCTTTCGTTAAACTTTTTCTTCCGTTTCAGCGCCCTGTTAATAGCCACATCAATTGGGGCATGAGACTGCAGGTGATAGAAATATAAATCCCTATAAGGCGTATTGCGTCTGTCAATGCGTCCTGCTGCCTGCTCCATCATCTTGTACGAGTACGAGGCCGAATAGAATATAATAGTGTCAGTCAGTGTACAATTCCATCCTTCTGATCCGGCCGCGTACTGTACAAGAAAGACCCATTTCTTAGATTCAGGAATGGGTTGATGTTTGTGACCGTTCCACTCAGCAACAGCAACATCCAAACCGTACTTACAGTTCCGCAAGATCTCTAATTCGTAATCATAGTTGTAAAATATAATTACTCTCCCACAGCTTTTCTTATACAAATCCAAGACTGCCTGTATACGACTGTCGTCGGAATTCACGACTCTTCTAAGACCTATACAAAGGTCCGATGCAGATATAAATGGCTGCTCCTTTATGGGATCAAATCGTGTCTTCATGAGAAGTCTGTACGTAACGGCATCGTGATCTACTAATATACGTTCATGATGCCGTATAGTAGGCCTATGATAGTCCATGTCCACAAGAACACGTCTACGGAGCCGTATAAGCCTCCCTGTGTCGAGATAGCGGTCCACTTTGGGATATTTCACCCCTCTGGCCCAAACGATGTGCTGACGGCTGAAATCGGTCCTATTGCGGTAGAAGCCGTTTGCTATAAACACCGGAATATAATCGCTCCAGGTATCTCCTGGCGTAGCACTGAGTAGTATCCACTCGTTGGATTTGGTGATCTTTAGAAACGACTTTACCCAAGTCCCTTTCCCGACAACCCTTTGCTCATCAAATATAAAAAATGCGTCTTCGACGTCTGTGTATTTAGTTATGTTGTTCCACGAATCGATCACGACACGGTTTTGGTAGTGGTTATCGCATGGTTTTGGTGACAATAGGAAAGGACAAAGTTCACTCTCCCACTCGTGTGTGTCGCGCTTACGAGCCGTGGTGATAATATAAAGGTCTTTCGGATTGTGCATTGGGAAAACAAGGGACTTATCCAGATCCCCGCCGTTGACCGAGTAAAAATATGTGAGGGCCGTTCGGGACTTTCCCGAGCCGACACCCCCACATAAGATGCAACCCGTATGCATTTGTTTCACCGCGTCGAGTTGGTAGTCGTCGACGGGCGGTCTGGATTTTTTCGACATTTGTTACTCCTTATCTATTCTTATAAGAATATAAAAGATTACCATTAATGTTAGAGCAAACGCGATCAATCGAACGGCACCTCGTCATCCTCATAGGGATTGGGTGCCATGGGATTGTTGCTCGAGCCGATGCTGGCGTATTTCAGCTCGAGCGGGTCCATTACGATCGTGGCGTATATCGCTTTGGCGTATGCCTTAACTCCTGTGCGGCCGTTCCACTCCCAGCAATATGGTGAGATGATAATATCAACCTTGGCGAAGTTGGCATGGTCGAGTTCTCCGATGGTTTCGGATGTCAGCATGGTCTTGGTCTGAATATCAATGGTTCCGTCAGGATTGGCCACACCTGACATCAGGTAGACCTTAGGCGGATAAGCTCCGTCCATATTGGCCTCTACAGGCAGGAATGGAGTAGGCTGATCACCCTCATCCCTTGCTCTTAGGAGCTTGACGTTCCAACCCTTTTCCGAGAGATCGTCTGCTCGAGCCTGGTCCAGCACGATGCTGAACTGACGCTTGCCCTGTGCGTTGTACTGGTCTGCCTGCCCGGCGAAGTTTCTAAATATAACTTCGTTGTTCTGCAGGTCTTCGAATACTTCGTTTTTTACTTCTGTTCTTGGCATTTCGATTCCTCCTTTTCTAACAAGCTCCATTTATCTCTCAAATACCAAAGAATTTTCGTAAAAGAGTGTATGAAACTTGGATGATAAGTAAACCGACACATTTCTACGCCACACCAAAACAAACCGTCCATAACGGCAATTCGGTTTTCTTCGGTGTCTGGAACATCATCCACAAGTATGTCTTCGCCAAATTCTTTTGAAAAATAATCTATAACTTCTTCTAAACTATTAAACTTTTTTGACATTTTCTTTCCTTATCATTTCGTTCCAGTTATGTCGTGCCTCCCGCTCGTTTTCTCCTTTGGCTTCTCTGCCGCATTTGGAGCACTTGAGTATTTCGTAACTCATTCCGCTCTGAATATTGACTCTATGCCAATGCTCTCTGCGGTTGTTTCCGCATGTGCAGGGAAGGAGTTTTTCCTTTTTAGGGATTTTCACGACCGTGTGTCCAAGTTTTTTCGCTTCCTCTTTCAGCTCTTCGATTGTCAATTTTACCTCCTTTTAAATATCAATCGTCTAATGTATCTGCCTTCTCTCCGAAACTGCAATAATTATCATCACTTACATCGCCCATGCCGTGATACATCTCGCAGTAATACAAATCTCGGGAACCGTCATATATGCGATGCTTGCAATCCTTACACCTTACGACATCGACAACGTCAGCGGTCTGCAATTCTTCGATATACTCTCTGTAAGATTCGACCCCTGCAATAAAATGTCGGTTACCGTGTGCTTTATCATAATGATCCCACGATAATGGATAAGCTATAGCTTCTTCTCGCTTAATGTATTCGCCCATTGCTCTTCTCCTTTTTATTTAATTTAATAAATTGTTAGCCGCTATAGCTATCATTTGTGCATGAATATAAGGATTAGAATCGTTAAAAGCCATTAGACCCAACATGGATAACTGAACATTAACGTCGTCTGATCTTTTATACCCATCTTCTATAGATACTATTATTCTATGTTTCCATGTCTCCGGATATTTTTCTTTCATTCTAAGAACATTTCTTCCTAATTCGTACATACATATTGGTTGTACAGAATCGGAATTCACAAAATACATAGAGAAAATATCACAACGCTCCAACATATCGAATTCCCATGCGATTTGTTCGACTGCCGCGGTCTTATCGTTTATTGGAAAATCAGATCTTCTTGGATTCGACACAAAATATTTCTCCGAATTTATTTTGTATTTAAGATTTTCAATAACCTCATCTTGCCAAGATTTACATCCGACTATCCCTCCAGCAAGAAATATAGAATACCTATGTTCCATGCTTGGAATAGGATCAGGAGCCTCATAAACCTCTCTTCTCATAATTTTTATCCTTCCTTTAACAAGTTATTTTTATGTTATCCCATGTAGGCGGATTAGTGTAATAATAGTGATGGCTATTTTCCTCTATGCCCTGTCTGTATGCTTCTTCTACAATCCTTTGCGATTCCTCTTTGGTAATCGTTATTTTTCCGTCCTTTTCCTCTGCATAAAAAATTATTACTGGTTTCATTCTTATTCTCCTTTTTCTAGCAGGTCGCCCACCTGTTTAAAATCCCTGCCTTTGCGCACCCACTAATGCGTCCATTAGCCTATCATTGTTAGGGTTCGTATGGCTCAGGTAATGGCATCCATGCAAGCACTTTATCGTCCTGTATAACGCCGAATCCCGTATCTCTCCAATTAACCTTCCCGCTTCTCGGGTCTGTCATTCTGATAGCAATAGCTACACACCATTTATCGCCAGATATTTTTGACAGTTTTTTGCTGATAAGCACATATTCATCCTCTGGCACCCCCTCACTGCATGGAGTCCAACGCTGTTCGGATGATGGAATGTCAGCAAAAAACTTCCTCGCAATTCTTTCCTTCGCTTCGTCTGTAATGCTCGTGTACTCCCTGTCTGTGACGATAGACTTAAACTTATCAATCGCCGCCTGTCTGCTGATTAAATCATCCATGCTGTTCACCCTCCGTTGCGTTCATGCACAAATCAAAAAAATCATTTTCTGATTCATGCTTTAGCTTTTCCCAGAACTTCTCGCTTGCCATGTCGTGTGTCATAATTGGATGCCCGAACCGTTCTTCTGCGTACTTGTATAACAATCTTATATCTTCGCCTTGCAACATATTAATCCCAGTAAAAGCCGTTACTATAACACATTCATCTTTTGTCATTCTTATGCCCTCTCTCCTTCACTGCAATACTCCAACGGACAATAAATAATGCCACCGCCTTTTGAAGGTCTAATGATATTGTGTGAGCATTTATGGTCATACTTGCAATCCTTACACCTTACAACCTCAACTACATCAGCGGTTGGTAACGTCACAAAATAAACGCCTTCTTTTTCCGGAGACCCCTCACTGCATGGCGTCCATTGCTGTTGTGAATCAATCATTCCCTGCGTTCTTCCCTGTTCAAATCCTCTGATATATGCTGCTTTTTCAATCAGTTCAGGCTGTGCGGATGGCAAGTCATAAGTCGCAGCTATACACTGGTGTATTCCTCTTTTTACTTCATCTCTGCCATTGTAATAGTCTCCAAGTTTTACAAACTTATCAATTGCCGCCTGTCTGCTTATTAAATCATCCATGCTTAATCCCTCTCTGTCCACGGCATGAACTCGGCAAGCCGTGAGATAAAATTCATCAGAGTTTCTTTCTGCTCGTCCGAGCAAACCAACAAGCTGTCGATATAGCCTGCCATGCGTATAAATTCCCGCTTCATTTCAGTGTAATCTTCTCTCTCCGGCTGTGCGTCTATCCTCGCCCATGCGTCGCTACGGATTATCCAGACGTATCCGTCCTCATCGCTTTTGCAATGCATATCCGCAAGCACATCAACCGCCGCCTGCCTGTCAATTAGATCAGCCATCGTTTCTCCTTTCCGCCCTACTGCAATACCAATTTTCATAAGTATTTCTCGCCCAATCAGCGCAAAATCCATCCCATTGATACATTTCTTTGCAATCAATATATTTATCGAAGTATATGCATTCCTTGCACCGTATCATCTCCGGCTGTGCGGATGGCAACTGCTCAACGTATGTCTTTGCAAGTGCCGCGCCGCAAGCAATCCCTCGTGCATATTCTGACTTCATCGGGTCAACTGGGAACACTGCGTCAATTACTTTAATCGCCGCCTGTCTGCTGATTAAGTCGTTCATGATTCCTCTCCTTTGTGCGGTTCTGAAAATTGTTCTTGTCGTAAATGTTCTGGCAATATTTCTATCAATTCCGTTTCTCTTACAGGTTTAGATAAATAGCCACATCCATAACATTGATACGAAATGATAGGCGGAATAGAAGCTGTTGACACACACATCATGGTAGCTCCGCATCTTGGGCATCTATAACTCATGATTCCTCTCCTTTCTTGATTCAGAAAATATCAATCATCCCAAGGCGGCTTGTCCTCGGGATGATTCATGAATTCTTCGGATACGAACATCTCGTAATCTCCGTACTTACAGATCTGTTTGATCGCTTCGTCAGCCAAACGATCGTAGTACGAAATATCAATGTCGTCTTCAAGCTTCAAACGCTTTACCATTTCAGATTCGAGCCATAGATACGGATCACCATTAGGTCTCTTGGTTCCTGTTACGGCATAATATTTCTCACCGTTCTTACGGACCAGACGGCCGCCGTGTTTCATAGGAGTAAACTGTCCGACACGACCTACAAATTGCTTTCCGGATGTGAACGACTCTATGTCTTCCTGTTTGACAACACCCTCAGTCACAAGATCTTCCATTCCAGTCTTTACCACATCTCCGTCGAAGTCCAGGAATATATCTCCCTTAGTAACCGACTTGGTTTCGCAGTAATCCGAGAATATAAATGGCTCATGCGAGAACAACTTCTTGAAGACGTATGGTACCTGGAACTGCGTTCCTGTAGCTTCCCAGTTTCCTTTAAGGTCTTTAGCAATATAAACTGCGTTGTTGACCAGGCAGAATCTCTCATACTCAGACTCGATTTCGAATGTGTATCCATAGTCCTTACCGTAAGCCATGACAAAGTCAAATATCTCTTTAGTGGGATTGAGGATCTTAATGGAATCGGTCTTTATATGAAGGACCTGAGCGCCTTTAGCCTGTACAGAACGCTTAAGATTTACCATAAACAAAGCGCCGCGCTTCGCTACGATATTATCTATGTTGCGTCTGTCTCTGAATTTGTTGTCGAACTTGGCAGCTGTAAGACCGTAGATGCTGTTGATAGCGATCTTCAATGCCTGAGCCAAGGCCTTTGCCTGAGATTCGTCGTTCAAATATCCAGACAGAGCACCTCCGAATAGCTTTTTGGCTTCTTCGAAGTTCTTGTGCTTGATGTTGAGTCGGACGTTGAGGAGTTCCTGAAGCACGTTTGTGTACTTGTCTCCGAATATGTTGAGGGCGATCATGCTGCTCGGATGCATACTTGCAATATCAAAGGTAACGATACGTCCGAAGTACATCCCTGGCTCAGCATAGACATAACCTCCTTCCCCAACTTCCTCGTCGAAATATAAACTCTTACCGGCATCGAACGTGTAGCCTGGGAACTGCTTTGACAGATCTGTGTAGACGAATTGATCCTGCGGATGAGGGTCTGTTCCAAATATAATTTTGGCTGTAAGAGAGTTTGTTGTGTCGTTAACTTTACCAGATCCGGATCTAAGCTTGGCAATATCTGCCAGAATTTCTCTTGCGATAAAATCCGCTTTTCTGGCTTTGAATGTTGCCTCGGTTGCTACAACATCGTTGATGCAGTAGTCCGCTACAAGATCCCATTTGTCTTCAGGCACATCCTCGTCCCAAGGCAAGCCGAGCTCCTGATGATGGATACCCAGTTCGATCTCGAACTTCTTTAGAGATTGTTTCTTGGAGCTGAAGTCGTAGATGTCTGTGTATGAAATATCATACGCGTTACCAAAGAATGCCCCACGATCTCCGTTGATGATCTTCTGAGACAGCAAATATAATTGCATGTTGTCGTAGCCCATCAATCGTCCATACAGAATGTGATTGTCATAACGACGACAGTTAAATCCTACAAGTTTGTACTTAATAAGCTCCTCTATTTCTGTAGGAGCAGGATTAATAAGCTTTATACAGTCTTCGTCTTCGAATTTGTAAACAACCACGAACAAATTCGGGAAAACCTCGACGTCGAAAAATATCAATTTGTCAGATTTGTATGTCTGATTCTCAGAGCCGAGCCGCAGCGATTCGTCAGCAAACATGTAGTCTGCTGACTTTCCAAGAAGCTTACTTTCTTCTTTATCCTTACTGCATAAATGCATTCTCGGAATAAGCTTCAGACAATATTCTGATTGATTTGTCGAGGAAGAAGCGAATGCGATTAACGTCGGTCTGAGATCTCTAACATCATACGTTAGTCCGCTGTCGTATGCGTCTTCAAGAATCTTGTGAATGAAGTCCATGCTCGGTTTTGTATAGCCGTGAAACTCCTTATTAAGATTCTTGGCGATCATGACACGAAGACCTTTTTCTGTTTTTAATACTTCTTCGTTCATACGTTTCTTTTTTTCTTGAAGCGGCAACCCGGAACTGATAGTTGCAATGGGTTCGTTATTGCAATAACTCAGTTTTCTTCTTAACGAAGAATTTCCAACAAAGACTTTCACCTCAATATCTTTGTCATATATCCGGCTTAACTGCTCCGGATCTTCGCCCTCATAAATATAATGAAGGTGGATCCCTTGACCTCCTTTACTAAGTTCTGCATATGTCGGAGGCCACTTACTGGCAGCCTCAAGGTTTTTCTCATAACACTTGTTGCCATTCTCGTCCTTAATATCAAAGTCTATGACAATATGGTTGAGCGGAACCTTGACATAATGCAACTTCTTTGTGTCAATGGTTTCTAGTTTTGTGTGTACACTATCCCATTTGTATCTCGGTGTCTCCTTTGCGTTGGCATACTGAGCAGGACAATCCTTACAGAAAATATCAAACAGCGATTCTGTCTGATCCAGAACCAGCTGTTTTGGCTTGTTGACGTACATACGGTTGTTCTTAGCCTTATACTCGAACTTATCCTTGATGAACCCGCTGTAATAATTTCTCACACGAACATCGTCTTTCGTTACTGTACGCTCTTCGAAGTGTTCGAAGTAATTCTTAAGCTCTTCCTTAAAGTTTTTCATGCTGTAAGGATATAAAACTTTAGCATCTTCACAGTATGTCTTATACGCTTCCCATGCGGCTTTGAGCGTTGTTCCGTCGTTCTGCTTAAATATCTCATACATGTCGAGCACGTAATTGTAGAAATCGTTTGTAGCGCCCATCATGCTTACCGGAACATAGTCTGTAAATGCCTCAGGCTCTTTCAAATATACCTGTCGACAGTGATATGCTATGGCTCCAAGCTCGAATTTAACCAGATCCATGTCTTTTCTGTATTGTTCCAGCGGTAATTTTTTGCCGGTCGGATTAACATCTATTAATCTGCGTAGTAAACCGGATCTTGAATCGGTTATTTTTACAGGTCGGTTTGTGCCCATGAACAGAAAGCATTTGAATCTGTTAGAATATGTCGACTTGAACTTTTCGTTGACGGTCATGAGCTCATGAGATACTACAGAATTCAGTCTGGTGTTATCCTCAATTCTCGAGAGATCTCCGTCGTGCTGAATAGCAACTAGAGGATTGGTTTTAAACGGCTCCAGAGCAAAGCTGCTGTTCGAATTTCCTAATGCCTTGGCATCGAATACCGCATAATATCCATCAAATAGCATCTGAATGATGTTGAGAACTGTTGATTTACCAGTTCCGGACGAACCATACATCACTATAAACTTTTGTATGGTCTTACTGTCGCCCGTAATGATGGATCCTATAGCCCATTCTAGCTTGTGACGCTCTTCCGGAGAATATAAAGTGCTCATCAGATCGTTATATCCGTCCAGACTTCCCCTTTTTATCGGATAGGACAGCCTTTTTGTGGCATAATCTTCTTTCTTGACTTCTGCGTTTGAAAATATAACTTTTTCATCAAGCTGATGGTAATGATCACGCATCTGTCGCTGACAGTACTTATGCCACTTGTCTATAACGCCGCTATCAGAATCCCAAAAGTGCAAAACTCTTACTTTGTCTTCTCCGAAACGAGCTTTGTTCTCTTCGTAGTACTTATCCAGTTCTCGATCGACCAATCTGATAAGCACATCTTCTTCTGTAGACCAGAGCTTTTCTTCCTCGTTCCAAACCGCGTAAAAATCTTGTCCTCGAATCATGAGGTCCTTGGAGTTACCCTTGATAATAAACTTGGGATAAATATCAATTACACCGCGCTTGACACTTCTGGTGCTAACTCGTACAAAGTCAAGCATTGGCGCATCTCCTTTCTTCAGTTGTAGATCGAATCAATATACCACATGGCCTGATACCAGATCTCAACTTGCCTCATATCTTCTTTGATGTTTGGAATATAAAAGAGTCCGCCGTTTCCGTCTCTTGTATACTCTCTATTCATCATTCGCATAACGTTATGGTTTACTTTAGCGTAATTAAAGCTATCGTTTTTGCAATCGATAAGGTCCATGTTAGATAACATAAGGAAAAATAACTCGTCAACTCTTTCTTTACCATCGCCAGGATCCAAAACGGTATCGTAACAACGCTTAGCAAGAGCTACCATCATTTCCAAAACCGAACAAGGTCGTTCTTTATACATGTTTTTCAAATCATACTTAAAGTGAGGATGTGATTTGAAATATTCCAATCGTAACTCTAATCCGTCTGTTTCTCTGTTTTCGTCCAGATCGAGTAAATACTCAAAAGGATAGCTATGAAGAGTTGTAAGGAGCTTTGAATAGTCTTCTCTCTTCCTTTTCATAGCAAGATCGCAAATATAACTAAAGTAGGGATCTCTTGTCATTTCACACACCACCTTCTGTGTAAGCTGAAAGGTCATCCTCAACTCTCTGAGCTACAATTTCATCGACAGAACTATCCTCATCAACATCAACTTCAAATATAAATCCTTCATCCTCGTTCACAAATCTGGCGGCCAGACTATCATCGAACGATTCTCTGAAATCGTCTCCTAGGTATTCTTCCGGATCTTCCATCACGATAAGAGAGTCGTTATAAAGGACAACATCGTCTTTACGAATATAAGTTAGATAAACCGGTGTAAGTTCGTCGATGTTTTCAAAGATGTTATAGCGAGAAGCTATTTCAGAGGCCTCTTTTTTGGCTTCTGAATTTTTGTCGCTCTCGAGCTTTACCTCAGCTTTTAGTTCCTGATTCTTTTCAGAACAAGAATATGCTTTCTTAACCTGATCAATTGCTTCCTGGATTTTCTCCTCACGAGAATTCATTTCTTCGGTAAGCTTTTTATTCATTACGAACCAAGTAGCACCAACGCCTGCTAATGCGCCAGTCGCAAATATCAAACATCCTCTTAACATGTCAGTCCTCCTTATTAGAGAATTCTAATCCTTGATCTCCCACTTCAGAGATTCCAGCTTTATACTCTTTTTTTGACATCTTTCCAAATATAACGCCATCGACGTTATAATCCATCCAGAGCTCTATGCTGTTACTTCCGTCTGGATTCTTTACAATAATCTTTTTAAGAATGAGCTTAATTTTATTGTCTCTTGCGCCGTCTTTATACTTATGCGGATCAAACATCCAACCTACAAGCTGTCCGACGTCATCGCAATCAAGATAAAGCTGCTTTCTTGCTTCATTTAAATATAAATGGCCAAACGCTCTAAGCATATCGTTAAGATTGCTCTCTACTCTTTGAACAAAAGCATCGACATAATACGGATTGTCAGTATCGAGAGCATAAACCGGATCAAACTTCTGAGCATACGGGCTCAACCCGTTTCGTGTACGAATATCCATTTTCTTACGAACAGTTTTCTGAGAGCCGTCTTCCTGGGTAATTTTCACAGAAACGGTCTCTTTTTCTGTTCCGTAATAAAGTTCTTCTTCTTTTTCTTCGCCAAGTTCATCACGAACACGATCCCGATATTCCATAAAGGTTGCGGTTAAAGCACCATACGCTCCTACAAGATTTGTATACCTGTTTTTAAGAATCCCATGAGAAGCGCAGATAGAAGTAGTGCCTGCTGTAATACAGATTGCCGCCGGAACATACTCTTTGCAAATATCAATGGCTTTTATTATCTTTTCTTTTTTTGTTTCTACATACTTTCTTTTTATCTCAGTAGCTTTAACCGTCCCTCGACAAGCAAAGAATAGACCAGCTGCCCATTCAACAATGCCGCTAACTAAAAGAATTTCTGGAGAATTCTTCTTAACAGTGTTTTTAAAGCCATCAAAATTTAAATTTACGTTCATGTTTGCCTCCTTTTTCAAAAAAGAAGACCGATTGTTTAACCGGCCTTATAAGTATTACCAAAACATTCTTCTAAATTTATTTGATGATATGTATTACGTTTCTTTTCTCTATTTCTAAATATCCCTTTTTCTCTCATAGAATAGAAGATGGCAATAACCTGGTTGTCAGGCATAGCATCTACTTTTCTATCCCATGTTGAATTACCATATACGCTCTTTACTTTTTTTCTCATTTCACTGACTAGCACGTATTGTCACCTTCTTTCTACAAATATAACTTCCCTCTGGCATTCCAGAGGACTCTCTGCTATGCATTTTGCTTTCCGAGCACTAAAGGAGATTTATGAAAAAATATTAATGTGCGATAATATGGGGTTTGATTGTGAGAGTCCTCTGGAATGCCAGAGGGAAAAATATCAACTAGTCAATAGGTCTAGGCGGGGGCATCTTCAAGATGTATCCGTTACTGCTATGCACAATTTGCATAGCTCCCAGGTCCGTCCAGCCAAATCTATTATCTGTAAATACCGTGTCCTGTCCTGCTAATTCGAACAGATCAGCTACAGATATAACATGATAGGTGTCCATGATGGCGTTCAGATTGTCCACAACAACTTCGAGATCTCCTCTATTCTCAAACCAAATATCATCGAACGTTTTCTTCGATACTCGTTTCGGTGTTGTATTTGACGACCCCATCAAATATGTTCTCCCGCCTGACATACGATTGTAAGAGACTATTTCCGATCCTCCGCTTGGTCCAGAAGTTCTTCCATAAAAGAACATTTTAATTACATCCAAAATCGTCTTTTTTATTGTTGGAATGATGACGTCGGATACCAAATATCCTTTAACGTCCTCAACATCTTCGTTAATAAAGTTCTCTACAACTTTCTCTCCGAAAGTTTTCCCTTTCTTTTTTACTTTTCCAGAAACAACAGACCTAATTTTCTTTTTTTCTGGAATCTCCTCTTTATTCATCAAAGAATTAGAGGGCAAGTTGCTATGTTCCATAATTTACCTCCGAAAAAGAAAGACCCCTTGTCGGGGCCTCTCCTTTTATTGATGTTAAATATCAATCGGTTTACTCTGCTTCTGTTTCTTCGATATACTCAGATTCAACCTCTTCGATCTTTCTAGTCCGAATTTTGGTATATACCCATTTTCCTACCTTGAATAGCGCATCTCCGATAGAGATTGCTGATCCAATAAGGCAGAATCCGGTTGCCAAATTATTCGTCTTAGTATGATCTTTGACGTCATTAACTTCCTGTGTGTTATCGAGAGTCTTAAGTTCTTCCATGATTAAACCTCCTTTTGGAAAAATAACATCTAACCTATAATAGACTGTGTTTTTTTCGCGAAATTATAATTTTTCGTCTTGCCCATGCCCCCAATAATACGATATTGCGGTGGCTTCTTCTCCGTTTAACGTAAACGTAGTTTCTCTCCAGTTATCTACGATCTCCGAACCCGAAATCCAATATCTTTCTCCTAATTCACATGGATGCTCTCCAAACATGTCTAACAATTCGCCTACTTTAGAATATCCAGTAGCATTAGTATTCTCGCGAATTGTTTCTTTTGCGTTATGTACTTCCTCGTAGGTTGATCTAAAGAACTGTCCGGTAACGTTATCGCAGAATAAATGGTTTCCGTCTCCAGTTATCCATTCTGTTCGGTATTCTTTATAGTTGTTTTTTGCTTTATCTTCTTCAATGCTGTCACGAATTTCATCTACTTCTTTCTTTGTTAGTTTTTCATCCAGCTTTTCCTGAAGATTTCTATAAGCGGTTTCTGAAATATAAAGCGCGTTCGTTAGATTGGCGTTTCTGTGAGCATACTGTCTATTAGATCCTGCAAGTAAGACGATTCCTCCGACTTCACATAACGCCGCAGGCGTATAATCTTTCCATGTTGCTTTTACGATCTTAGCAATCTTGTCTTTTTTTGAATCGTTTTCTGAAATATCAGCTTCTTCGATATGTTTAATAGCAGATTTTGTAGTTTTAACTGCTAAAACCGTTCCCATTAACATAGACAAGATCCCTGCTGCCGTACAGATTTCTGGAGAATGCTTGTATAACGATCTTTTAGTATCAAGCATAAAATTATTAAAATTCATAATTGATTCCTTTCGAAAAAAGAAAAGACCCCTTGTCGGGGTCCTTCCTATTCACTGTTTGATCTTTTCATCAATTCTACTATCAATCATATTAACCAAATCTTTCTTATTCTGCTCAGCCGCTTTCTTTGTAAATAAGGCTGATAATGCTGTAACACCTACAACAATATAATTACCTATAACTACAATGCTCTGAGCTGTTTTTCCTGAAATAGTCATTGATTTTTCCTCCTTTTGAAAATATCAACATTGTGTTCTATTATAGACATTGTTTTTACAGCGAGTCGTTTAAACCATTGCATTCCGCCCAATAACACATATCTTCATAAAATTGTACGTCTGTGAAGTAGTTATTAAACGAGATCATGTAAATATAACTTCCGTTATCTTCCAGTTTCTTTGAATCTTCGGCATTGATTCCTGTCGCTTTGGTAACCTTACGAATCGTATAATTAATATGTTCCCATTCTTCTTTAGGAATATAAGGATTATTCATGCGTCTTTCATCGCAGAATCCATTAGCAACACCTAGTTTTGTTTCGGCGATTCCTAAATATACATACAGATCATTGAAACAAGCACATCCGCCGTCCTTACGGAACTGATCATCAAAAAGAGCTAAAGCTTCTTCTACGTCAGGAAGACTTGATTTAAACCTTCTGCCGGAATACTCCAAGAAGAAAATATCATTCCTATCTTCTGGTTTACCATTCATAGACTCCTCTATGTTGTCGAACGCTGTAGGATTCTCTTCGTTTAACGGACAAATATCATTCATAAGATCGTTAACTTTATCTTTATGCTCGTCGTACATACGTTTAGACATCGTATATAAAGATGCGATACCTGCCTGCTGAGAGACATACTGATGTCGTGTTCCGACCATAGAAATTGCCGTTACGGATCCAAATAACAATGGTGTAATAGCCTCAGGAAAGCACGCCTTGACAAACTGAACTACCTGTTCGGTCTTAGTCTTATCCTCGAACTTTTCTGTATACACTCCCTTAGCTAATTCTACCTTTACCATTTTTTTATTCTGTTTGGATGCATAATATTCTGGTTTACTAGAAATCTTAACTGCCGCTCGGGCTGTAGAGACTATTGTCCCTACAAACCCGACAAATTCTACAACAGTTAGAACTGTATTTGAATTCTGTTTCCACCAATTCATTATTTGTCTCCTTTAAGAATTACAGAACTAAGAGCTTTAAGAGCATCACTGAGTGCCTGATTTGATTCCGATTTTATGTTTGTCTTCTGTTTGAGATCAGAAATATCCTTTTCAATAACAAACATATCGTCTTCTATACTAGTAATTCGATCGGCATTGCTCTCCGTAAAACCAGTGATCGCAGCAACACGTTCATCAAGGATCTCAATGTTCTTACGGAACTGGTCTATTACCTCTCCAAGAGCATCAATACGTTCTTCAAGTTCATTGGTTATCTCTTCAAGAGACCTCTCAGTTTTCTTTTCAACAAGTTCGATCTTATTCAAACCATAATCCTTACGAACTTCGTTCATTGTCTTATCCCTCTTTTTAAAATAATTCTCATGCACTCCGAATAAACTACACATAGCTCTAAGACTAATAACGCCAGGATTTGTATGACCGGTTTCCCAATTACCTACAGCACTATCATTGACGTTAAGAAGATTGCCGAGCTGCTCCTGTGTCCACTTTTTTTGCGTGCGAAGCTCTTTAAGTTTCTCTCCGTTAAATATAAAATTTATCGGTTTGTTGTACCCTCCTTTTTGATCTTCTTCACGTTCTTTAACATATGAATCTTTCGGCAATTTAAACAAATCGCAAAGTTCGTTGAGTGTTTTCTGTTTTGGGAAAGCTCTACCGGCTCTCCAGTTGAACACTGTGTGTTCCGATACCCCAGAATACTCGGCAAGCCACTTCACCGATACCTTCTCTTTTTCCATAGCCGCACATAAATCATCTTTAAACATTTCATAAACCTCCTTTTGAAAAATATAAAGCGACAAAAAGAAAAGACCCCTTGTTGGGGTCCTTCCGGGTTCCACTATAAACTATGAATTTTTCGCGAATTACAATTTGTCCAGTTTCAAAGCTTTGGCACTGGGCTTGATCTTAAAACTATTCTTTCCTTCTCGCTCGCAAATATAAATAGCGTCTTCGGGATGTTCTTTTGATACGAGCAAGTACGTGTCCACAGCGTCCTTACAGCTCGTATTGGTCTGTATCCAATAAAACGCGATTAAACAACCAACGCCAAATCCCTCCTCGTATTTGGCCTCCCCATACTTAATCAAAAATATCAACGCTACAAACGCTATTACTGCTAATACGATCCAATCTTTTACAGACATAATACACCTCCTCTAGTAACCCTATGTTGTAACGATCAAGCAAGCCGTCATAGTCAGCATAATAAACGCCAAAAATACCAAAAGCCATAAAGCCGTAGCCATTACACGACATCCACCTTGCAACTTTTTCTTTAAGGATTTTAGAGAATCCAGGAGCGTTACGCACCTAATTAAAACAAACAACACTGGACCTACCTTTACACTTTCTCGAATGAAGGAATTGATTAAAGCATGTCTGTTTCGATCGTTCCAAGTATTATCGGGCATAGTGTCTATTTTTCTATCCCATTCGGTTGCTTCTTTAATAATTACACGATCGTCAATCTTCTTAGCGGTTTCTTCTCCCACTTCTTCTATGGTCGCTTTTTTATAAATATCAGAGTTCATTCTAACAGCGTCGATAGTTTCTGTTAGAATAAGCCTCTGATTATCCATGATTTTATATGACTTTAGCAAACAACCTGTAGAAAATGTGGCTAAACTGATAGGAACGGCCATCTCTTTTGAAATATCAATTGCAGCTTTTCCTACAAGTTTCGCCTTGTATAGGCTTTCGTCGACTTTATTCTTAAAACCGAATCGTTTGTCATCGATCGTAGCCGCTTTAACATCTTCTTTCGTACGATTTATAATAGGTTTAACGTTATCCGCTTTTATGACAGCAGAAACTATTGCTCCAACAAACCCTATAATTCCAGCAGCCATAAATATCTGCGGTGAATTATTAGAAATATTCATTCTGGGTTTCATTTTGGTTCCTCCTTAAAAATTTGTATAACAGTCGTACCAATAAGTCCCTACATAGCCTGCGTCGTATACTTTTCCGAATTTACCAAATGGAGTAGCAACAATATTGCCTCGATTAGAAGTGTTAGATCCAAGAACAATATAATTATTCTTATCACAAACAAATCCCTGGCTGTCTAAATGACGTCCAGGGATCTTTAGACCATATCCTGGGAGAATACGCTGACTGTACCAAGTGTATTTCTTCCCGTGCCACCAGATAACTCCGGCCGATCTGAAATATCTTCCGGTATACTTTTTTGGAGATTTTTCCTTGTTGAGAAATTTCTTTCTGCAGACAAGGGTTTGCTTCTTGTATTTTACTTTAGCCCATTTTTTGCCATTTTTGACTATTCTAACTTTTGTATTGCGCCCTACTTTGTAAACCGTATGGCCTTTAACTTTATTCTTCAGATTCACTTTCTGTGTCGTGTATCTTATCTTCGACGTCGACTTCGCGTGTGCTGTCGCCTTGCTCGTTGGGGATACCATGCAAAAGGCAATTATCAACATAGCAATTAAAATCATGCAACAGTTTTTGGAATGTTTTTTCATATTCAACCTCCTCATTAAACTCGTCAATGTATTTCTTGAACGTGTCATAATACTTCCCTCGGTTTCCTAAAGCTTTCTTAGATATACACATAGCCAAACCAGTCATCGCGTCAAATGTGTCTTCGTCCTGACATTTTACAACGGTCTTGGTTTTGTCTTTCCAAAAGACAATTGTTGCCGGATTGTTAAATATAACTTTCTCAATCTCTGGCAAATACTGTTTTTGCTTTCGGCGATTTTCCGCCATAAAAAACATATCTTCAAAAACGTTAAAATCTACTTCACCATTGCATCTGATTTCAAAAGTATATTCCGGAAAAGCTTGACCTATACTGTTACTTTCTTTTGTGACTTGCATAGAATATCCTGGATGTCTGCGTTCGAAGTTTCTTATAAATTCGATACCAAAATCTTGCCCGTACATAATTATCTCCTTTCAAAAAGAAAAGACCCCTTGTCGGGGTCTCCTCCTGAACCGCTGTTTCTATTTACTTTAAGAAATTTAATTTCGGCATAAACATCCACATTTTCGAGGTTGCGACCCCGGTTTCCTCAAATTTTGTAAGTTTCCTTCCGAAGAAATACCATACTATAATCGTAAATATACTTAATCCAGCATGAATTAAGAGATCCATCAAATATCTGAATTTTTCATTTAAAGACCTATCAATCTCAAAATCAAGCCTTTTCTTTTCGAGCTCGTTTGCATCGTAGGCCTTTGCCTCTTCAGCATAAATTCGATGCTCATCATTCCTAATGCTGTATAATTTTTGATACTCTTCGCTTAATACCTTATATACTTCGGAAGTAGGATCTTTACAATTATCCAATTCATCCTTAAGCCATCTAATCCTCTCTTCAAGTTGTGTTTCCACGTTAGTAGCACTCATCATAAACCTCCTTTTGAAAATATAACGCGTAGTTCTATTAAAGGGATTGTTTTTAAAGCGAACGTCCGTCAAACATTCGACGAACTAGCTCCTTTTACAAATATAAATCAGTTACTCGTCACCTTCGTCGTCAAATCCTAGTGGTTCTCCACAGAAAGGGCAAAACGGAGACAGCTCTTCTTCGTTTGTATACCGGTTCCTGAGAGGACGGTTGTGGCACTTTGGGCATTCGTACCAATAAATATAACCCTCCTGGTCTCCTGTAAGATGCTTGTAATGAACCTCCCAGACATTTAAATCCACAACACTCTTTGTTCTTCTCTTTTTACGATTTGATTTATAAAGTAAAAAGAACAAATAGCGAACGCAGACAAATATAACAAACACCGAAACCATTACCCCAATAATAGCTGCCCACAAGAAAAATACACTCATAATAAACCTCCTTTAAATATTAAACACAAAAAGAAAAAGACCCTTTGTAAGGGTCTAATTCACACACAGCAATAAACAGAAAAATATAATTCCTAATGTTGTTAAAACTTCTTCTTTCATTTATACTCTCCTTTTTCGTGCATACATCATGCCGCGTTCTATTAAAGGCGCTGTTTTTTTCGCGAGCAAAAAAGAAGAGCCCTTGCGGGCCCTCCCTTCAGGGAACCATTACTTTTTCATAATGTTCATGTTTCGCAACGCTTCTGCTACAGATTCTCCAGAACGTCTTCGACTTTCAAATTCTATCTTTTCTTCATTCGTCATCTCATGCTTCAGATCCCACCAGATATTCAATTGATTGTCATACTGTGCAAACCGCTGACGCTTCATTAATCTGTCCTGTGTCGTCGGTTTAATGTCTCGAACTACCATTCGTCCGAATTTCCATACACCGGCGCTTGCAGTCGTGATTAATCCGACCTCAACGGGATGTGTAATACACCATTCAAATGCTTTTCTAGCACGATATTTTGCATTGTAAAGTTTGTTTGCAATATTAGTTTTTATTCTCTTAGCCTTTACTTCTTTAAAATCTACATCAATAATTTTTGCTGCTGCCATAATGATCTCCTTTCATACAGTGCAAGCTCCCTATAATATAACTTGCGTTTTTTGCGAAAAAAGAATAACACATGTAGGATTCGAACCTACATCTCCGAGAAATTAGCTCTTATTGTCTAAACTTCGGTGTGCCTAACCAATTACACCAATGTGTTTATCTCACTATATAACTTGCGTTTTTCGCGAAAAAGAAAGAGAATTCTCCTGGTTAATAGAATAAATCGAAAAAATTAAATAGAATGTACTGTACGCGTAATGTACTAATAGACCACATTTAAGTACATTCTGCAAATATCAATTAAGTTTAGAAATCCCGTATTTAATCCTTTTGTTAGTGTTTTCATACTTAGATTTAATCATATCATGAAATCTAAAAGACCATAAATACGGGATTTCTAGCGTTTTTATGTACTAATAATGTACTAATGTATTACTATTTAATGAACTCTTTTCCGTCTTTCGACTTCGCCATTAAATATCCATACATGGTATTATACCATACAGATCCGTCCTCATGGACGAACTTGTCAAAGACTTCGACCTTTGCGTCTTTAGGAACGATAGCTCTTCCCTCGGTATCGGTAATGACATGTGCTCCGACAAGACGATCGAAATCTTCCTTCATATAATTATCGCCATACGGATTTTCTCTTGCAAACAGATTTGTCTGAAGAATGGCGTATTTAGGAAACTTCTTAACTTCTACCACAGGAGTTTCTTCGATTTTTTCCTCTGGAGAATTTTCGACTTCGGTTTCTTCAACCTTCTCTTCTACGACAGGTTCTACAGGTTTTTCTTCTTTTGAGAATTTATTGTAGTTTGTATAATTTTTAGACATGGGTTACCTCCTTATTTGGCATAAATCTGAAGACGATCGATCGGCTTTCCGTATACTCCGGCATAACCATCGAGAGAAGACGATTTAAGATCATCTGTCTGATAAGCATAATACCCCTTATTCAGAGGACTTACTCTGTAATATGCGGTCTTTTTTCCAGGAATACAGATACGAACAGCATCGATAGCGTGTTTGCCATCTCCAGCCCAACCGTTCTTACTGTCTCCCCAGTCACAACCAGTAACCTTCGGCAGCCACTTACCGTTAGCTCTTACCTGATACCAGCATTTCTGATCAGAGAACTTAACTGCAATACCTACGATCTTCTTCCCTCTAAGCCCAGCATAATCTCTAAGATTCGTTACGAACGGAAGAGTCTTTCCTCCTGCAATCTTAACAGCATAGACAGCAGATGTAGTGCTTGCCTTAGCATTGTAAGCTCCGCCAGAAGACGTAGCGGCCGGAACTTTCTTCTTGGACGTTCCTGTACCATAATCAATGTCGCAAAGTTTGATGATGTGGGTGAAATTATTCTTGCTTAACGGATAATGGACCATGTTTCTGGCTGAACCGTCCATGGCATAGTATCCGTTATTTCCATCATAAATCCCGATATGGCCGCTCATCCAAACAGCCCAACCCTTCATCTCAGGAGTTCTCTGACTAATTGGCTTTACAACTGTAGCTGTTGCTTTGTACTGAGCAGAGCCTCTAAGCTTTCCTGTATAAGAAGAAATCAGACCGGAACAATCGCAACAAATATAACCCGCTTTATTCGAATCTGACCACCAAACACAACCAGGTCCGTAGATCTTTCTGAGACTGTTGATCTGAGTCTTGTTAAGCTTCGTTCCTTTAGCACCGTAAACGTATTTCCATCCTTCTTTAAGAGCTTTCTCACAGTGAGCAATAAGCCCTGCTACTGTCTTTTTAGCTGTTGCCATTAGGCTCACCTCCTCCGAGCTCTTTCATGATCGGAGAAAGCACCGCCATGCAGAGAGCAACGATAAACGCTTTTGTAGTACCACTGAATTTCAGCGATTCAATAAGAAAATCAATATTCGCGATCAGAACACCAACAACACCCTGTGCAATAGTTCTTGTAAGCCGGCATGACATGGAGTTCGATCTCAACCATCTTTTAATAGCTTCCATTTTGAAATCTCCTTTATTGAAAGAAAGGGAGGACCCGATAGGATCCTCCCAAGTTGACTGTTAGCCTTCAAGCTTAGCTATACACTGATCGATCGCCCTTCTGATTGTCGGGTCATCGGTCGTTTCGGACATCGCCTCGAGTTTCCCAATCATATGATTGGCTTCCTCGTGTCTCGAATAGCCCCTACTGGTGTAACGGCCCATCGAATCGCGTCCGCGAGCATAGCTATAGTTTCCGCTGTAGTTGTACGTTCCACGCATACTGTCATTGCTATAAGCATCAACCCCACGCATAGCCTCAATAGTCTCAATGTCTTTGAGAATATCTACAGCTTTCCCAGCACCTTCAAGGTTCTGAGGAGTAAGGCTTTCCTGTTTAACAATGTTCTTAAGCTCTTTCTCGAGCATTTCTCTCAGCTCATCGAATACATACATTTAGGATCGCCTCCTTTCTCAAGCAATACGGGAAACCGTAAGATTTGCGTTCTGCACGTTAATAGCCTGATCAGATACGTTCTCAACCGACACATTGAAGCAGCATCCAGCCGGCACTGTGATAATTGCCGTTGATGTGACATTGAAATACTCCTCAACCGCAGCCGGCGTAACGATAGCCGTACTTGTCGGAATAGGTTCGCCATCAATAGCCAGCGCGAGCGAGATTGCTCCAGCAGTGCCCCCAGTCGGAACGGCAATATTGCCGTTAAACGTTACCTGATAGCGTGCAAAACCAGCACACGAGTTACGTACGATACCACGAAGAGTTACAATCCCGCTTTCAGGTCTGTGGTAAATATAACCTTTATTGCATCCAATAGTAGTTGTAAGAACTACCGGCTGGTTAGCCTGTACAGTCTGAACCGGATTACTAGTAAACTCTGCCATGATCACCCCTCCTTAATATCCGCAGCCGCATCCAGCATTCTGTGTGCAGCAATTCGGGTTCTGCACTACATAGGCCGGAATAGGTGCCGGATTCAGATACTGCTCAAGAGCAGCCGTCTGACGAGCATTATCTGTCAGGATCTGACCTGTCTGAGCGTTCTGTGAAGCAGCGAGATTAGCCATGTTAAGCTGTGTCTGAAGGTTTCCGACCTGAGTCTTCAGGGCGTCAATTTCCTGCTGGCAAAGCTTGTCAAGAATTGTCTGAATGCCATCACTGACAGCAGCTCTATCCGCGCAAGCCTCAGTAGCTACAGTGTACTTGAGGTCCGCGATAGCAGCTCGGGTGTCGCAACAGCACTGCTGCTGAGCCATCTGCATAGAGGACAGAACGTTGCTGAGATTCTGAGCACGATTGCAGGCAGCAATTTCAGCATTAGCAAATCCGCCAGATACAGAAGACTGGATTCCACTAAGCTGATTCGTGATAGCAGCCGTATCGAAGCTACGATTCATCTCATTTTGAAATTCACCGTTGCCGCCGAATCCATTGCCCCAGTTTCCGCCAAGAGCGAAGAGCAGAAGCAGAAGCCACCAACCGCCATCGTTTCCGAACATGCCGTTTCCATCACCATACATCGGCGATACAGGCATAATCATGTTGTTGCCATTTTCTGCAAGAGACATAAACATTTCTCCTTTCGTATCAAATTACCAATAAGTGTCTTTATAACCATGCGCATTAGTTATCGATTTATTAACGATATTAAATTGTTGTATTGATTCTGAGACATCTGTCCGGTATCAAGAAGATACTGAACAATTTGCTGTGGACCTCCTGTAAAGTTCTGCGGGAGATTGAATCTTCTCTGTGCAAGGAACTGGACTGGGTTCGATCGTAAAGCGTTCATTTGACTAATAAGGTTAGACGCGTTGTTAATCTGATTGAGCGAATTATACAGAGGGTTTGGCATTGTTGTTACGATCCTTTCTTGAGTAGTTGTTCGAATTCATATTCTGAATTTGTTTCTTTAGCTCGTCAAATTCTTCTTTGCTTACATACTCATTCGGATCAAAACCCGGAGCAGAATTAGAATTCTGAGGCTCTGTACGAACAACCTCGTTATACTCAAAAATTCTCAAAGGCTGAGGCATTCCGCTGGAATCTGTAGCTTTGATATAGAACACCTGGCTTTCGGAATCCATAAGAACGGCGTTTGTTCCTGCCGGAACTGGATAAGCTTTAGCAGCAGCTTCTCCCTGCACCCAGATAATACCTTGAGCTGCTGGTTGAGATGCAGCCTGAGAATATACAGGCTGTTGCTGCATCATCTGAGACATAGGCTGAGCCTGCTGGATCTGATAAGGTGAATAAGTTACAGGATATCCGTAATTATAAGAAGCCATCATTATTCCTCCTTCGTAAAGTAATAAACAGGGATCTCATTTCCGGAATCCCATGAATCATAATAGTCGCCATCGATCACAGCAACAACGTGTGTACCGATAGCTAATAAGTAACTTCCATTTTGATGATCGTAACAAAAGTCTTTAACTGTGTAACAGTCAGGACATGTGTTAGGAATATAACCTCTTGAAAAGCCATTGGACAGTAAGTACGCTCCCCATACAGAATTCGATGACGGCATATCTTTCATCATGAATCCTTGCAAGCAAACTCCCATATAAGTAGAATCCCAATCTTGATCAGTCAACTTCGAAATAGCTCGTATAACACAATCTCCAACCAGGTTCCCGTTAGGGTTAGGATTGTATTTAATGAAAGCCATAGTCTTCTCCTTAAGAAAGAAACCCCGAATAACCCTCTTTTTCAAGATTAAGAGCTTCCATATAAACCGTTTCAATATTTTTGATCGCCATGGTAGCTCTAGAATTAGGGTAATCCGGGTATTTGTCACAGTGTCTGTTGTATTTATCTATATCGCTATGAACCTGATCAAATGACTCTTTACTGTGTTTCTGCCCTCTCTGTGTTTCTTCAGAGAAAGCGAGGATCCGTATTCGTGCATTGTCCGCTGCTTCGTAATCCAGCTTCTTATACAGATCCTCAAATTTCTTATCAATTTTCTTATCTCGTTCGTCCATCTTGCGTTCAAGCTGGTCGAATCTCTCGTTTACTGTGTTGTCTTTGCGCTTTATAAGAAATTCGATAAATTTCAATAAGGCGCCACCACCAAATAAAGAAACTAAAATTGTAATTGTTAGCTGCATTTACATTCTTCTTTCCTTTAATTCTGCCATGCGTAGATTCTCGCCGAGATAGTCAGCGCACTGGATGATGAAGCGTACCGCCATACCTTACCGCTTATCGCCGTTGTCGATGTTGCCGCTTTTAACCATTTTTTCATGCTTATACCTCCGTCCAACCATAGACCCCGGGTTCCCAAACGTTGTTGTCAACATCTGAAATCCAGTGCTTATTATTGTGACTTACTTTATCTCCTGCCATGTACGCATCCGTACTGCCTACTGGCTGAATCCACTCAGGCCATTCGATGGTTGGGTCGTCCACGCGAACCCAGAGCGAGGGTGATACATCAGGTGTCCAACTGTCCTGTGACTGGTGAGACGTTAGGCATTTATATAACGTCAAGCCATACTTTGCACGGTCACCAACTGTGTATGATGCATCCGCTGACCAGTTAGGGAACAATTCAACATTTTCTAATGCTGTTGAATCGTCAAGGCTTGCGGATAATTCCTCGATTTTATCTCTCAGAGATTGCATTTTTTCAATGTAGTACGGTCGGCCATCTGGGTCACCTAATAAAGCCGTTTTTATTTCGTAATCATCCAGTATAAACTTTTCTTCTGCCATAATAAATCCCCCGATTATGCTCCTTGATCAATTAAATAAACGGGTACGGTAACTGTATGACTGCCGCTTATCCATTGGGAGTCAATAGCCCCAGTCATTGACGGACTCATATATTCCGCGCCTTCAGTAACGCCGTAATTGGTATACCCGGCCATGCGTCTGCCTTTTGAGCAGATATACCCATAGTTGTATTTAGTCCCGTCTGTTGAGTATTCCGCATGGAAAAAGCACCGATCGTTGCTCCATTCGTCATTGTATGGTATGAGTAGACTCCTGTTTGCAATTACGGGGAATGATACGACAGTCGTATTATTGCTTGACCTAACGACTGTTGTCGTACCATAGTACGTCAAGCCTGTTATGCCACCGCCACCGCCTTCATAGCTTCCTGTCACTCCGAATATCTCAACGTCTTTTTTGATGTTTCCAGCTACAAGGTCGGCATCACCTTTGACCTTAATTGAGTTGTTTGTTGTCGTATCAATCGTTTGGTCTGATGTTGTCGGTGTTACGTCTGCGTGTGCTGTCTGCGCTACCAACGCACCGCTCGATACAACTTTGCCCTCGTCGCTTGCTGTGTAGCTATTAGGCACGTTTGCCGTGATGCTTGCGCTCGCGTAGCTTGTCACGTCCTCAGTCGTCGTGCCGTTCGCCGTGATGCTAATGTTCTTTGTGCCTGTCGGGATGGTTGTTACGTCCGTGATTGTTATATCGTCCTCAAGATACGTGCCCGCCGTGTCAAGCGTCCGCGTCTGATTCGTCGCTGTTGTCAGCGTTGCTCCTTTATATGTCACTGTTGCACTCATGAGACACCCCCGTTGTAAATCGGTAAATCTGCGAGCGTGATGTATCCGCTGTCATTTGTTAAATCTGACGTTTTTGTTGGAATTTCCGCTTCAATGGCTTGCTTGACGTTGTTCATGCCGACTCCGTCTGGAATAAAGATGCTCCCATTGTTTCCGTCATCGTAATATACAAAAACACCTGAAACGCCGCTGACTGTTGCCGTTTCAAGCCCTGTGACCTCATATTCGGTGCCGCTTACTTCAATGACCAAAGTACTGCCGCCAAGATCGCCCGCAAGTATCTTCCTTGTGCCGTTGGTCGTGCCGTCAAGTGCGAGGTAATCATCGCTCGCCGCTTGTGTGGCTGTGGTTGATATGTCTTTTATTCTTGTTGTCGCCATGATACCTCCTTCTTAATTTTGCCATGCGTAAATCCGCGCCGTAATGCTTAACGCACTGGATGATGAAGCGTACCGCCATACCTTGCCGCTCATTGCTGTTGCCGATGTAGCCGAGCCGTTTACCGCGATGACTGTTGTTGAGTCGCCTGTGTTGCCGATTAGCGTATTCGGTGCAACTGTGAATCCGATCGCCGAAGGGATGGTCAACGTCCATGTTGAGTAGTAAAGACTGCCCCGCGCTGTCGTGCTCGCCGCAGTGCTGAATGTGCCCTCATACCATGCTTCAATCTTGCCACTGTGCCATTTTCTGTATCGCCAGTCTCCGCTCGATGCTTGCTCCGTCACATAATCCACAAGCGTTGCCGCGTCTATTTTGTTTGATAGCACGTTCCCGTTGCCGTCGGTAATGTCGCCCGCGGCTTCAAGGTTGCCGCTCCAATCAACTTCAAACACATTAGCGCGTGTGCTTGATGTGCCGTTACCGATGATTAAAGGCTTTGTTTTCTTAATGTTGTACGTTCCAATTACAAGTTGTCCATTTCCTGCGGCGGCCTTTTCTAACCCGACGCCCAAAAGCAATGTGTTGCGTATGTTTTGCCCGCCGTTGGAACTGCCAACAACAATATTGCCGCACCAATCCATTTCAACCGCGTTGGAAGGGGCCCCATAATAACCGTTGCCAAAAATGAACGCTATATCATCGTCTCTGCGTTCCTCGTCGTCTATATACTTTTGTTCATTCCACATGCCCAAAACGGTCTGAGAGGCCGCGTGGGCGTCTGTATACAGTCCTAGAGACCTGCTACCTTCACCGTATGCGTTAGCGCCCCAACCGAGTGCAACTGCATCTGCCCCCAATGCAGTAGCGTTTTTTCCTATTGCTACGCTCTCTGTTCCTGATGCGTTTGTTCCAGCACCAAATTGTAGGCGTCCGTCATTCCCAATTTGTCCAATAAGATTGCCACTTGCATTGTACGATCTAAACGGAACGCTTGCTGTTAAAGAAAGATGCTGCCCCGATGTAACTCCGATCTGCGCCCCGCTTGCGCCGAAGGTCGCCACACTTGTCTCTGTACTGGTATCTATGATCTGCATACCCGTACTGGTTATATCATTCCGATATCCTGTAGCATCGCCCAATACATGAGCGCCTAAACTGTCGTGCCAGAACCACTCACGAAGACCCTCGTCAGCCGTTGCAAGCTCCCAGTCGGATTCAGCGAATGGCTGTCCTGCTAACTTCGGAACAGTACACACATAAATCGTACCTTCCGTGAGTATCGCCGCCTGAAACAAATCCCCTGCCGAATCGACAAGGTTATCTCCTGCGGACGTAATCATATCCTGCAAGTCCTCGCCGAGCTTCGCCCACAAATCGCCCACGTGATAAGGCGGTGTCGGCTGTGTAATAAACACGGTCTTTTTAGTGTCCGCTGTTGCCTGTGCCGCTTCTGCGGCTGACTGCGCGATGCTTGCCGCACGTCCTGCAGTGGCGGCTGACTGGACTGCTGATGTGGCGGCTTCGCGGGCGATGGTTGCATCAGACTGAGCGTCGTTTGCGGTGTTCTCGGCTGTTTCTGCCATGGTTGTCGCTTTATTGGCAACTCTTCTCGCATGTATAGCAGTTGTGTCGTCTGTCGGAGGAGCACTATGATTTCCCTGAATCCAAGCTCGACCTTCGCTAACACGAACCTGAACGGTGTCTCCAGGACTACAGGCAATTGTCTTTTGAATAGGAGTCTCGTCGACTCCTCCAGGCAAATGAACCCAAACAGTATCTCCGTCTATTCTTCGTACAGTAGCTGTAGAATCATATGCCGAAGACTTTTTCTTTGATACGGCTAACATTGCATCTGTTAGTTTTTTTACCAAAATATCCATCTTTGCACTCATTATTAGCCCCTCGCTATAACTGTTTCACTTGTTCTAGCTGCATATGACAACTCGATACTCTGCGTTTCTACATAAAAAATATCATCTAATCCTTGCTCTGGATAACTCAATCTTACAGGATCGCCAGGATAAAGATCTGGTATAAATCTTCGATTGTAAGACGCTGATATATTATGCTGCTGAAGCTCCTTGAGTCTACGATCAGCATATTCTTCAATCGTCTCATTATCCATTAACTGACAACCAGATTCTTGAACCATAACCTCTCTGCCGCGATTAGGAACAGAAAGGTTTCCTTCTGAATAATCCCTTGCGATTGCCGTAATCTCATCTTCAATGGCTATGAAAATATTAGGACAATTGAAAAGATCTTCCGTGATCTTTATATCAGTTTCAATAACAGGATTGTATAATGGATCGAAAAACTCTGTAGGTCTATCCGGTATCTTTTCAATATATACCGTCCCGTCACCACCGATTCTCATTCGCCAACCGCTCATTGCAAGAAGAACCTTATGAACCATAGAAAGCCTTGTTTCTTCATCATCAGCAATAATGTTACTTGACAGAATCGGAGATCCGTCCTCTATAATCACAGGAGCCGGTATAACCGAAAGAAGGTCTCGTATGACTTCTCCTCCGGTACTTCCTCTTGGAGCATACCAACCCCTTAAGAGATAAATATCATTAGCAGGTTTTAAAACCGAATAACACTCTATATTTCTAGACTCTAAAACTCCGTTATATTCGATACTCGGAGATGTGGCTAAACCTGTGAATAAAGCAATATGATCATCGTCTGACCCTTCTTGCTGTGTGTAAAGATAAATTCTAATCCACTGCTCTATCCCCGGAGAATAATCATCACAATCAAAACTGGCGGATTCTCTCAAACCGTCTTCATAGTCACGATTGATAGATCCGCCAGTTATTTCAATTGTTTCTAAATCTCTCCAAGTAGCAGGGTCTACAATCGAAACGTAGTACGATGCGGTGTACCCTCTACTCCAATCCATATTACGGCTCCTCTTCCTCTTCTGGTTCCGGAGGATTCAGTGCCTCCCAATCAGAATATAACATTCCGTCAAGCACCTCGGATTCGATCCTCGTTATAGAAAGATCGTAATCATTAAATCTCGGCGCTCTAGTATAAGTATAGGTTTCGTTGAGCTGAACATCTGCTGCATAACTCGACCCGTCTTTGGTCCTGACATGACATATCCCAGGATACTCAGCAAGACGTCTCATTTTTTGTATACTTTCCTGATCTAGATCGGAGACCATCTTAACTTTCATACTTGAAGTTCTGCTTACAGACCTATTCCAATCTCCCTGAATGCTTCCTCCAAGATATTTTGTTTCTTGGAAATCTTTAGACCAGGAGTTAGAAATATCTACTTCATAAAGAAGTTCAACCTGATCTTCTCCGAAATCTATAAGATTAGCGTGGGTTTCGAAAATATCATCAGTGTCTATCCATGCGAAACTTCCATCAGCTAATGTATAATCTCCGTTTATTGTACGATCAACAAATCTATGTCCGCCATACTCTCCGATTGTAGGATACGGATCTACATACACCTGTCCATAAACAGCCCCTTTAAACACAAGCTGTGGCCTATCTACAGAAAGTCTATAAATATCACAAACATCTGTGTTCTCAGTGTATTCAGAATCTCGCCATCTATAAATTTTTCCAGTATCTTCAGCTATATAAGCTTTGTCAGCATCTCCCTCGGCAGGGAACGATTCGATACTAGCATAAGATTCTATATTTTCTTCTTCTACAGGAGCTATCGGTCGAAGAACGGCTATAGCATTGTCCTCATCAATCGATGCTGTAGCATACGGAGTAGTTGCCTGATTAGCCCAATTAACGCTTACAGCAAGCTCGTCTTCTGCAGACTGTCCTAACTCATCATTTAATGTAGCAACAACCCTATACGGAGCGGTGTCGTTTAATTCGCCTATAAGATCTTCGTCGTCTAGAGAAACATTAAACACTCCGTCTCCAAGCTGAGTTTTTATGTAAATAGTTTCGTATTCGAAATTTACATAATCGGTTTCATCTGGTTTATCGACCTGGAACGATTCTGCTCTTTCAACAACAAGAGTTACAGAATGGTTGTTGGTTATAGGATTAAGTTCAAACCAATATAATTCTCTCGGATTAGGATCGGATGAAACTACTTCTAAATACTCATATGGCGTTTCTTCAACGTCTGTCACACTTTGAATATAGTACGATTTTGTCGAATCTATAGATGTATCTTCTGTTAAAATATAAGTATCGTTACTAAGTTCGTACCACCCTCTAGACACCGGATTTAATTCTGTATAAACATACGGACTATCGTCAGTACCTTCTCCGCTTCGATCATAATACGTCTTTTCGGAATTAACAGAAGTATCTGTTGTAACATCATATTCCTTTACAGATACACTAAACGGCATTTCTGTTATAGAAAGAATATTTGTAGTTACTTCGTTCCCTTCCTCATCCGTAGAAACTATAGGCACATTTTCAAAAGAATATGAATCTATTTTACATCCTATAGGATCAACAATAGTTACCGTAACCACATTGCTCCAACCATCAGACCCAACGCCATTAGAAGAGGTGACTCTAATTGCTAAGTTATGAGTCTCTCCCACTTTCCAATCACGATCTTTAGCGGACAAGGTTACAGTCTGCTGTGTCGTAATATCGATAGGCAAAATATTGTATATCGGCTCTTCGCCTTCAGCCCCAAATATAACTTCGGCTATCTCAGCGGATGCCTGTTCTGACCCATCGCTTGTCGAATAGGTCCAGGTTGCTATTGTAGAACCGTTTTCTGTTATAGCGTTCTCGGATAAATTAAGTGCAGGAATTACAGGAGCCGATCTAAGATCGACAGGAACTATAGCGCTATATCCACCATAAGACAAATCATCTTCTACTCCAGAAATAAGTCTTACACGAATATACCAAACTTTACCAGTCTCTAAACCGCTAATATTCCAAGCGGCCGTTTTAACCTTAGAAACAATATATGTTGATGGCTCATCGGTACTTTCCCATGCGTCCTCATGATCTGACCAAGATAATTCTGCTTGTGTGGCGTCCTCCCATGTCCAGTCCCATGTGACTCGAATGGTTCCAGAAATATCAGTCGGGTTTGCGCCAACTGTAGGAGGCTTCGGAGCATATGAATTAGCCTTGACGATATCAGACATCATTCCGGCCGACGTTCCTATAGCATAATACACCATACCAGTCCGCTCATAGTAATCATCTATATCCGCTAATATAGGCTCTCTTACGATTCCGTAATAATATGGGTTTTCGTCCGTTCCCAAACCACTTCTCCAATAATAAACTGTGTTTGGGTCTATGCTGGCGGAAGAATTAGATAGTTTTATAGAAACTAGTAAATCTCTTCCTGGTCTTTCATTCATGTCAAAAACCAAATACCATATGCCAGTATTTACATCACGAGAAGCAAATATTCCAGGAATATTGTAAGGGACACCGGGTCTAAGATAAATAGAGACCGAAGCACTATCAAACTCCAAACTACGACCACATTTTATGCGATGTCTTCCTCCTGATATAGGAACCTCTTCTGAATCACTAGTATCACCGTTGGCGTTTTCGACCCGAATCTTATCATTTTCTAAATCGTAAAGCCTATATTCAACGGTTTCACTGGTCGTTTTCTTATAATCTCCAGATTCGACAGTAGATTCTATAACATCATAATACTGATCTAGTTCGGCATCTATAGGATTCTCTACTATGACATAAACGTATTTGAGGTTTACTATGCTTCTTCTATAGTATGTCTTTCCACGAATTACGTGCTCATCAACTGTGTTTTTATATTGATATGTAGATACGGCAGCATATACTCCTATTTCTGGACTTTCAGAAACATTATCTGGAAACTGAATATAACCCTGAGTCTGGCCATGTGGAATAATTCCTATATCTTTCCCGTTCCTGTCGTCTTCTGTATAATATCGAATAACCGTAAAAGAATCTGGAACTTGGGAATTATTTGTAGCTGAAATGTTAGCAATGTGTGTATTTTCGTCAGGAGAAAATATAGTTATACCAGAAGGATTATTAAGAGCCCCTTTAGCTTCGACAATAAGCATAGGCTCGCCCTGAGCTGTCTGATCTCCGTACTTAGCATCGACTCTAACCCAAAGGCATTGATCTCTTCCGACGACCTTATCTGTTATAAACGTAGAGCCTCCGGTTCCGTCATCAGACTTCAGTTGTGTTGTAACGGCCGTAGTCCAACTTCCTTCTTCCGGACAAGACATGTTCTCCCCGGGAACCGCTATCAAATATTTTGTTTCTGTTGTGGTAGAAGGAACGTTAAAAGTGTTTGTTAATCTATACTTTAAAGTAATCTTATAACTGGTTGCTGTATTAAGAGATATTTTTGGAGTCTCAGTTATCACCGGAACCGAAGGAATAGCATAAGTATGAGATTTATACACCCACTTACCAGAATCACCAGCAGGACCTTGCGCCATTATCCTAAACCATCTAGTATAAGATTTTCCATTTCCTATTACACCGGTATCTTCGGTGTAAGTTATAGTATCCGAATCTTTTGTGCTGTATTTTTCAGAACTCCATTTTTTAGAAGAAACTTTAGGACCGTCTTTTGGCGAATTTAACACCAAAGCAGTTTGGTATTTCACTCTACTAAACACATTGTGATCGTCTTTATCCACCTTAACTTTCCAAGTGAAAGAACATTTGGGATAACTTCCCTCACTTACAGACAAAGACGGATTGGCTGGTTTTTTTATTTTAAAAGTTTTTTCACTGGGATCTGATTCTGTATAAACAGTAGATCCATCTTTAGACGCTGTTCCTTGAACTTTAAAAGCAACAGCTTTTAGTTTTTTAGACGCTCTATAAGGATAAAAATCAGTTCTATCTATAATAAAAGTCTTTTTTGATGTTTTTGGTCCGACAGAATTAAACGATTTCCATACTTTTTCTTTAACGGTCTTTTTCCCGCTTTTTACAGACTTCGTTCTTCCGTCGGACCAATACCATGCTTTGTGTTCCTTACCAAAACCACACTTTGGAATCTTCCATGACGCTGTAAAACTAAAATTATTACGTTTTATAGTCAAGCCCGAAGCTTTTGTCGTTTTCTTAGACATTAGATCATCCTCGTTCTCAATTGAATTTGCTGAACTAACCTATCTGCAAATGCTTCAGGGTTCTCAGCGCCATCAACAGTTATATTAAATGTGTTTGATGTATTGTTACTGTTTGCTACTGACGAGCCAAGGTATCCGCCAGAAGAAGCTCTTAAAGAACCCATATTGGCTGATACAGAAGCCGCCATAGTTCTGGTATTAAGCAGGCGATCCATGTTGCTGATGCCTTTACTTACATTCGATAGGTCAAGAACTGGCGTAATTGTCGGGTTCATGTTCATGTCCGAATTTAACATGTCATAAACCATGGACATAGCATCGGTTAAAGCAGAAGAAGCCTTATCTCCCATATTATAACCAGCATTATATGCCGCTTTCGTCATAGAGTTAATACCGATAACCAACCCTTCGCCAAGATACTTACCAGTCTGTATAGCTATCTTAGAAGGCGAGCTTGATTTTTCACCATCTTTCTGTCCTTTAGCAGCTAATTGACCTTGGTGGTAACCGGCATCATATGCAGCTTTATCTTTAGCTTGAATACCAATAATAAATCCGGCACCTAAATTCTTACCAGCCGTTGTTGCCGAATCTTTAGCATCGCCATTCGCAGTTCCTGACGCTCCGGATTTGGCAACATCTGAACCCGCACTCTTAGCAGATTTGGCCGACTTACTAACAGCTCCAGTAAATGCCTTTGCGAGTCCTTCGCCTGCTTTTTTAGATTTGGCGTTTCCGGATTCCAAACCTTTAACTGTAGAATCTACAACTTTCTTGGCTCCGGAGCTCTTCTTTCCAGAAGACAAACTCTTGTTATAACTATCGTTAGCTTTCTTACCAGCTTTACCAAATTTAGCTGCTCCTTTATCCGCCTCTTTAGCAGCTGCGTTTGTGACCTTATTTGCTCCAGAACGAACAGGCCCTAAATTATTGGACATCCCTTGGCCCATGAGCGCATCTATTTGCTCACCGGTCATGCCGGCCTCTTCTAACGAAGGCTTTAAGTTATTAATTACTTCGTCAGAAACGCCACTAGCTGCTGCTCCAACGGCAGGAGTTCCATTTGCAATATTCGTCGCCATTCCGGCCATTCCGTTTTGAGATTCTTGATCCAACATGTGGAACCCGGCCGCGGTTCCATTAGAAACCGCTTCACCAGCAGAACCACTAGCGTTCTTTAATTGTCCGATATTGTTATCTATTCCGCTAGAAACACCGTTCATGTAATCGGCAGACATCTTTTCTGCTTCTTCTACATCAAAGAATTCTCTAACTTTCTCTTTTGCTTTGTCAAGACCATCAGAAATATTATCCCCAATAACAGGAATGTTTTGTAGAACTGCTTGAAGAGCACTAAGAATAGCCTCAACAACAGCCGACATCATGTTCTTAGCCGCTGCAACAACCATTTCAGAACTATCTCTTATTCCTTGAGCTAGTGCATTAACAAAAGCAAACATTAACGCAATACCGGCTTGTACTAACGTTCCAATTCCACTAGCAAGGCCTAATATAAACTTGGCTATTATACCCAAACCAATAGCTGCAAACATCTGAATATTAGAATAAATGCCTTGAAGAAGGGCCATAATCAAAGTCAAACCTGTACTTACAAGTTTTGGAGCTAGCGTTTTTATTCCATCAAGAAGTGCTGTACCTAATTTTACAGCAGCGTTAGCAACATCGGCGGCGCTATTTGCTATTGTAGCGATGAAAGACATTATTCCTTCAGCTAACGCCGCTCCTATTTCTGGTATCATAGTAATGATTCCAGTAACAATTGCTGTTATGGCAGCCACCAAAGCCGCCGCACCTGCTGCTGCGGACACAGCTAACATTGTGAATGCTGTAGCCATTAGCATTAATCCAGCGGCAGTTACTGTTACGCCAACACCAAGCAAACCTATAGCTATACCCAAAGCTATCATCATTGGAATAACTGGCGTTAAAACTAAAGCCGCTACACCGAACACAGTCAATACGCCAACTAACATCAATAATGCTTTTCCAATACTCTCAAGTTTTAGATTTCCAAAAGCAACCAAACTCGGAGTAAGCAGGGCAATACCTGCCGCAAATATAACTATTGCCGCACTTGCCGCCAAAAGTTTAACAGGATTTACTAAGGATGCCAGCAAACCAAAAGTAGCCAAAGATCCAGCAATACCTGCTAAAGCGGCTCCAATTCCAGCAATAGGAATAGTGCTAAGAAGCTTTAAAGATCCAGAAATTGCCGCTATACCAGCAGACATTATCACAAGCGATGCACCAACTGCTAAAGCCTTCCCTCCAGGCATAAGATTTACAGTTGCTGTAAGAATACCTAAAACAGCAGTCAACGATAATAAACCTTGGCCAACTTTGTTAGGATCCATTTTCCCGAGTTTCTTTACAACAGAATAAAATATCTGCAAAGAACTAGCCATCAAAACCAGGCCAAGCCCCATAGATATCATCCGCTTAGGATTGCCCGCTAATCTTAATGCAAGAGAAATAGTAGTAAGTAAAACTGCTACACCACCTAATCCTTTAGCCAACTGTTTTACATTTAAACTACCTAAAGATGATACTGCGCTAGACATTATCTTAAGAGAAGAAGCAACGGCCATCAATCCTAAGCCTTTTGTAACGCCAAATCCTTTAAAATCGGTTTTCGTTAGGAACAAGCTTAAAGCCGCTAAGATAACACCAACACTAACTAGACCTTTAGCTAAGTTTTCAATCGGTATTTTACCTAAAGTTTCTACAGCTTTAGATAAAGATCTAATAGCGAAAGAAAGAATTAACATAGAAACCGCGGTCTTTGTCATACCTTTTGCTTGCTTTGGGTCTATCATGGATAACTTGTCTAATCCAGAAGCAAGCATCTTAAATAAAACTCCAACAGCAACTATTCCAGATATCATTTGGTTTGTATCTAATTGCCCTAATGTCTTTACGGCATGAACTAAAATAAGAATAGCAGCAGCATATATCAATATTGCAGTAGCTTTTGCTTTTATTCTTTTAACGTTTAAAGACTTATCCCATTCTGTTTTTAAATCAATCAAAGCAGAATTTAAAGTTGTTGGGAGTTTCAAAAATGTTTTCTTTCCAACAATTAATTTATCAATTAATAAATCTATAGCGCCCGTAAGTTCAATAATAGAACCAGAAACCAAAGCTACTAATCCTGTGTTGAAAATCTTACTGAAATCTAGTTTGGCAATTGCTCCGGTAATAACTTTTAATTTTTCGCCTAAAGATTCAATGCCAGAAAACATGCCTGAAAATATAGAATCAAAATTAATCTTAAATCCTTTTCCAGAACCAAGATTACTAAATATGTCTTTAATTTTATTTAATCCGGAAGTTATTTTCTCAAACATCGCAGAACCTTTAAATGATTCATACAGTTTGGTAAAACCCTGTCCAAGTAAAGAAAGACCTTTAGCAATCCCAGAAATAATGCCATTAACCACTTTAAGAGTTTTAGAACTAGATATAAAATTATGAAGAGCTTCAGCCGCTTTACCAACAAACTGAACTATTTTATCTGCCGCATTAGCCAACAATTCTGATCCACTAACAAAATCATAAAACCTCTGAATGGCTCTTCCTACGGTTCCAATAACAGTTCCTATAATATTTATAAGTCCACCAAAAGGAGCAGTTATGGCTTCTAGAATACGTTTAAGAAATCCAAGAACATTACCAGCAGCTTTAAAGATTGTAAATAAACCTTTAAAACCATCTTTAAAATTATCCGTTTGAGCTAAAAGTTTAGATCCTATAGTTACAGAAAGAATTCTAAAATATCTAAGAAGATTGCCCAGGGTTTTTAAAGTGGCATCTGGGAACATCTCTTTAAACGCAGCTTTAAAACCAGGAACTACAGAACGCCTAAACCCGTTATAAATATTAATCAATCCTGTAAATAGATTTTTTATAGGCCCTATGTGTTTTTCAGTATCGCCAGACAAAAATTCGAAAAACGTAACCAAACTCTTTTTAATGGAATTAAGATCTCTATCAACTTGCTGCGCAAAAGGTAGTATGGCACTAGCCACCTCGTCTATAGCTGGTGTTATAGCATTAAAAACGTCTCTCGCATGATTTAGAAATCCAGTAATTCCTTTATCCTTATCATTGGCATAAAAAAGTGCTCCTATTCTGCTAAGACCCGCCTTCATGTTTGATAACGAACCGCTAAACGTTTCATTAGCCCTTTTTGCTTGTTTTCCGAAAGTAAGCATAGCTTCGGAGAAATCATTAAAACTAACTTCTCCTTTCTCAACCATCTTATTGATTTCATCTTCGGATTTATGAAAATGCTTAGCAAGAACAGCAGAAACGTTAAGACCTGCAGCAGAAAACTGCCGCAATTGCATAGTCATTAACTTACCGTTACTAGCTACAGTAGAATATATATTTCCAATATCTTCATAACTTCTACCAGTCATAGCCGCAGCGCCAGCAATAGAAGTAAGAACGGGCTCCATGTCTTTCATTCCAACGCCAGAAGCAGCAAGAACAGATGCCGACTTCGCCGCTTCATCAAGGCCATAAGCAGTTCCTTTAACAGCGTTTAATGCTGCGGTCATAACCTTATCAATTTGTTTATCGCCATCTTTCATGTCCGAAAACAAGCCTTGAAGCTGGAAGCGAGCCTGTTCAATATTAAGAGCTCTTGTCTTTCCTCCCTGCTTGATCTGACCTATAGTGGAGTCGCTTAGTTTTTTTGCTGAGCTTATAATCCCGTCCGTAATTTTACGTGTGATTTCCATTCCTACAATTCCCATTGTAGAAAAACGTTTCTGGAGAGACTCTATCCCTGTCTGAATCCCGCTAAAATCTAACCCCTTCTTAAGATTTTCGATAGAATCCATAGTAGTTCTAACGCCTTCTTCAAACTTTTGATTATCGAAGGTCATTTTAACTATTCTATTATCAACAGAACTCATGCAGAAGTCACCTCCTTCCATACTGCGTCGGCAAGCTGATCAAACACACCTTTTAAAGCTGGATTAATATAATCGGTTCCCATTACATACCCGCCGTTTCTAGTGCCATGTCCGTATTGTAATAATATGGCTATGTTTTGACCTTTATTCTCGTTGCTGTTAGTCCATACGATATAATCTTCTCCACGTCCGCTATGTATTTCATAAGTCCAACTAGACGCTGTTTTACCGGTCCGAACAGGAGTAGCGGCTTGTAAAGCAGAAACGCCTAATTGTCCGTAAGAATCCAGAACCTTCATATGATCTTTACGATTCATCGCCTTTAAGAATCTCTCAAGATTATCAAAATTACCTTTTGAAGTAATTTCTATCATAGTTTATCCCTTCGTTTTTAGTTTTGCTCTTCTAGCCGCATTTAACGATGCGTTTCGTCTTAAAATTTCGCTTTTGCTCATTTTTCTAGGTTCTTTATTCTCTTCATCACAAACCTGGATCAGCATCAAAAGTCTATTCAAATGCCATTTTTGACACTCAATGGGTATCCTATAACTAACCATCCAACAATAAATCAATTCAGAAGTAATGATTCTGTTATTCGACCTATTGTTTTTTCTATTTATCCATGTCGCCGTCATTGGGTCATCGATGTATTCTTCTATTTGCTTAAAAACATCAACTGGAATAGTCTTATACACATTTGGATCAACGTTCCTATCTACTGTCATACAACGAATGTAGTCTATAGTTTCTTCTAAGCTTTTTGTATTTTTAGAAATGAATGGCTTTTTCCATTTAGCCTCCCATTTTGAAATAGAAACTAAAGAGTGCTCAAGATTAAGTTTTCGTTCTTTAGTTGTAATAAAAGTATTGGTCGCCTCGTCAAATAATTCTGTTCCTGGAATTATTACCTGTAACAAGCCGATCACCTCTTATCAACGATTAACTTCTTTAAAAAGATCAGGATTTTGGGTTTTGGCTTTTTCTGCAATAGATCTAGGCATAATTCCGGTAATAAACTCAGCAGCCGCACCTTCATCGGTTAGAAGCTCCATCCATAAATCAGAGTATGCCTGGGTATAAGAAAAGTTCTTCGAAAGTTCTTCGTTTTTAATAAATCTCTTTCCGTCTTCGCTCTTCTCACCATAAGCTTTAAAAACAATGTCCTGAAAGTACTTCTTAATCTTCTTAATATCTTTGCTATCAATAATCTTCTGAAGCTTAACTTCTAAGCCACCTTCTGAATCTATTTCCATATCAGCGAGCTCAGCTTCTGTAATGTGGAAGTAGAAATCTTCAGTTCTCTCCACACCATTGAAATCGGTATAAGTAATAGTTTTCTTAAGCATGCTGTTCCTCCTTTTATTAAAACTCCTCCCTGCTATTTAACCAGCAGGGAGGAACGAAATAAGAATAAACTACCTAATTAAAATCAACCGTTAGCCGAACCCATAAGTGTGATGATCTCAGCCGGCATAGGCATACGAGCAGCAACGGCTTCGGTCGGATTATCTCCTGTCGTTGCCGCTGTGCCATAAAGAATCTGCTCAAGGGCGGCGAGCTTAGTAGGATCAGCCTTAGTAGAATCGATCTCCAGATGAGCTACCGGACGGAACGATGTGTTCTTTACGGTAACAGGCTCTGTAGAAATCTCCCATGAGAATGTAACAGCCTCGGGAGAATCGTTTACGGTCTGATACCCCTTCTCGGACGGAGAAGCAGTAGCTCCGTAAACAAGATGGATCTTATATCCCTTGCTGTCTCCAAGATCGTCGCTTCCGATCTTAGTGCGATAGGAGAATCCAAACTTCTTACGAGCCTGCTGAGAAGCTGTTACGCCTTGAGCAATGTTCACAGAACCATCGCACTCAGCGAACTCGTCAGGATAAGTATAGGCTTCGATCGTAGCTCCAAATTCCTCAGCAGAACGAAGGTCGAGATACTTCATGTTATCAGCATAAATGGGATTAGACTCTGCTCCCGACGGGCTCTGAGTAACTGTAGTAAGTCCATTCCACTCAACCCCATCATAATAGTTTGTGTCGTCCTTAGCTGTAGCATGGTACGGATAAAGCACACCATGGTCTAAGCCAGTTTCGTATAATCTTTCGCCAGTATCATCCCAGGAAAGTTTAAAATCAGCCATAGTTATTCCTCCTAATAATAAAGATTAAAAACTTCATGATTTAAATTGTCTGCGGTATAATGTCGATCATAAGTACACTTAGGAAATCTTGAAATTAGTCTGATGTGAAAATCTGAATCAGGATCTTCGTCTATATACGTAATCTGATACCGCATTTCATATGTGTAAGCTCTGTTGTCAGCAAACTGAACATCTCCGTTTTCTCTAGAATAGACAACACATGGATAAGTCAGTCTTCTACTTTCAGGAGGCTGAAAATATACGTTTTCAGATCCCAAAAGCTCTTCAAGGATCTGATGTAGCTGCAGTCTTCGGTCCGTGAATGCCATTGTATACCCCTCCTATTGACAATAAGAGCCGTGGATATTGGACCTCTACAGAATTAACTTTCCATAGAGATCCCATCCACTGCACATAACGTATATGAGAAAAGTTTTCAAACGCAAACGGATCGCATATAATGTTTATCTGAACGTCAATAGTCACATCATCGTTTACGTGATCAGCAACCCCTTGCCATCTGCGAACATGACGTATAACGTCTCCACCATATTCATGCTCGTCAGGAACTTCAATGGTCACCCCAGGAGAACCTTCTTTCTCCTGGGACGTGACAAAACCTACTATTCCCCAAAACTTTCCCATTTTGAAATTACCTCAATTCTCTAAAATCAACCCTCTGCACCAGAATCGGCCGGATGATCTGCCTCAAGAACCATAGCAGAATACGGCTTAACAAGAGCGCCAGAGCAACGAGTCTCGATCAGATACTTCTGAGCATTGTAATCAATGTCGAAATCGTCGAACATGTTGACTTCTCCGCCCTTATCAGCACCAACATTGTAATCCTTCAGGTTAACAATGATGCCAATAAGATCCTTATTGTATGTTGTTCCCTCAACAGAGTATGTACGAACAAGATTCTCCATAACCGGAACGGTAACAATACGAGATACGCGCATAGCTGTAGCAAGCTTCTCGACCGTATCATAGATTACACGCTGGTTGAGATCCTCAAGAAGCAGCATCTCTGTCAGCCAATCCTCAGTTGTGTAAAGAACCGGATTTCCGGAACCTTTATACAGCTTACGATTCTTAACTGCAGCGCGAATGATCTTCTTAGCTTTCTGAGCATCTGTATCAGAAGCTTCGAACGGAACGTCAACCTTAATCGAGAAGACATCGCTATCCTTCCAGATCGGAATGATGTTGCCCTCGTTGATCTTATCTTCTGTTCCAGGCGTGCGGCCATCACTAACGAGGATAGCGCGGGCAATTTCCTCATTCAGCATAGAGCGCATTTCCTGCTTCATGTAGCTGACCACATCGAAATCAGTAATATCGATCAGATCATCACGATCAATCTTCTGTTTCTTATAGATCGTAGTCGGGGATACATCTCTAGACACAACACCGAAGAACTCTTCCTTCTTCATCTTGCCTTTAATATAACCCTTCGCACGAGCGTCGTCTTCTGTAAGATTTGCATACATAGACTTAACGCGACTGAACGGAGAATGAGAAACGCCGGACATTACTCCAGCAACCCACTCATCGTCGCGCTTAACTTCCTGCATTCCGCCAGTAAGTTTAGCATCAGGGAACATAACCCCAATATTAGTAATACCATGCTGAAGCGTAGCTTCTCTAAGAGAACCGTAACGCTTAGCATCACTAAAGATTGCCTCCATCTCAGAATGTGTCAGAACATCATCTTCGTTGTACTCGTTATCAAATACATTGTGCTTCACTTCTTCTTCCTCCTCATCATTATCGGATTCTTCGTCTTCAAGTGCCATACCAATAATTGCATAAACAGCGTCTTTCTGTTTATCAGTCAGGGTGTCAAATACATCCTGAATTGTCTCGTCTCCGCCGTTATCAACTTCTTTGTTTTCTTCTGCATCGGCATGCTCGAGTTCTTTTTTCTTTTTATCAGGCATATCTTCCTCCTCTTCGTCCTCGTCTTCTTCATCAGAAGGCTTAGACTCGTCTTCAGATTCTTCCTCTTTCTCAGGAACTTCTTTCTCCTCTACGTCCTCATCCTCGTCTTCCTTTTTCTTATCGGAATGTTCAATGTAAATGTCTTCTCCGGTATAAATGATTGCTCCGTCGTCCTCATCCCCATCAAAACTATGAACAATAACAGAATCGATAAAAGCCCCTGGATTAGCGCCAGCAAGAACAACACTAACTTCTCTGATAACTCCGTGGAGAACATCTCCGCCGTTCTGCTTAAGGCGATTAGCATATATAGAAAGCTGTTTAATATCGCCATGCTTAAGAAGCTCTCTTACGTTACGACCTGCTTCTGTGTCATTCAAATAATTCTCAGAGTACACTCCTTGAGGTTTGTTAAATAATACAGAATGTCCAATAACATTACCAGGATCACTATGATCATGATTCCACACAAGTGGAACCGTCATACCGTCCTGATCTGCGAAAGCTCCGGCTCTGATTGTTCTACCATCGGAGCATTTGAGATCGTTACGTGTTGCCCATCCGGCAAAATCGTATTTCTTTCTCATTTTGAAATTCTCTCCTTATGTAGTTCAGACACCTTGCTCCTCATCCTCCGGATACAACGGTTGATCCAAAGGATTAACTTCTGGCATCTCTTCTTCAGTCGGATACAAATTCTTGTTACGCAGATCATCAGCTCCAAGAGATTCAGAACGCATTAACCCAATAACCTGCCTGAATTCGTTGGAGGTCATGATCTCATTGCGTGTGAACTTGTCTGCGATGTCAGCGAGATTGTCAACCGGTACGAGCTTGAATGGCTCTCTGAAGAACATGATGCTCTGATACTGAGAACGAGCAGTCTTTGTTAGGAATTTGCGTTTACATTCCAAACAAAAAGCAGCCAGAATCGGTTCGATAGATCGATTGTAATAATTTAGCATTTCCGTCTCATTTGCTGTTCCGTTAAACACAGATTCAGTCATACCTAACTGCGCATATAAGGTCTTTGTTAGTAACTCAACTTGCGATAACAGATTGTTTTCAACGGGACGATTAAGCTGGGTGATCCGCTCGGTTCCATCTGTATACGCTATACCATACTTGGAATTAGCGAGCTGATCTTCGATCTGTTTTCTACGATTCTCTGCCTGCTTCTGTCTCGACTCAGTCTTAATAACATATGGAAGCTGAATTATAAGATCTAACTTCCCTGAACTATTCTGGTCATCGACAAGATCCAGAAGATTTAACTTATGGACCAATCGTCGAAGAGTAGAATTAGGTTCATTCATTACTGCATACAACGGATTTTCGACAATAGCTACTGTCGACTTCGGCATTGTGATTTCTTCATGTTTACCGGTCCTCTCGTTGTAAACACTTATTCTCACAGCCGTTGGATACCACTCTATGATCTTTCCTACGCGCATCTCTAATATGTCATAAGAATTGTTTAATATAGGATCAGCAGTAGTATCTGTAGGAACAAGGGCCACGCAACCTTCATCAAACATGCTCATAACCGCGTCCTGCATAAAAGCCCGGCTTGTTTGATCAACATTAGCTTCAAGATTAAATATATTATTCAATCCTGAATGGATGGTTTCAACATAACCCTGATTCTCATCGGTTCGAACATGTTCGATCGTAACCCCTGCCACATCCATAGCAATCCGGTTGTATATAGATGTTATAATAGTTCTCTCGCCACCGATGTTCAGATGGACTCTGTCTGGACGAGTAGAACTAACATTTACTTTCCATGGGTTATCCCCATAATAAAAGGACCCTTCAGTCGGATCCTTGTTAAAAAACGCATTCCATGAGTTTTTTAATCTGTCTAGTACGCCCATCGAAGATTCTCCTTATTTATGCTTTACACTATGTATAGTAGCCGCTATACCGACTGTACTTAAAGCTATGCTTGAAACCGGTCCTAATATATCAAGAACATCTTCTACTTTATCTCTTCCTGTCGGCTTGTAAGTATCAGACAATCGTAGATAACGCTGTTCTAGTTCCATTCTTCTTATTCGATTGTTAAGGTCAGCATCCGACATTTTAGATACTGTTTCTCTTCGTTTTGTTTCCTCAGCGTATGTCTTTGATCTTCTTGAAGCTTCTTTAATAGCTCTATATGCATCTCTAGTATCATTTATTGTTTTGTTTGTTCTTTTTAGAACATCTTCAGCAGGGGACAATTTTGGCTTGTCTTTGCCTTGTTTTACCGTTCTATTTAAAGCGCCACTAGTAACTCTTTCTTTTCCTGTCGAATCCCAATTCTTCTTTACCGATTTGACTTTAGCTTTAAGTCTAGATCTTGGGCTTGATTTGATTCGACTCCCATCAGGATTCTGATAGCGCCTAACGCCCCATTTCATTCCTTTGACCCCATGATGGGCTAGATAATTTGTTTTTTCTTCCATTTTGAAAATCCTCATTCAAACGCATCTTTATTATTCTTATATGCAATAAAAGCGTCCATCATGGCCGCCACATTATCGATTTTCTGCTCTCTACGTTTCTTAAGAAGCTTACGATTCCCGTTTGTATCCTCAATAGTAATACAATTGCCCATAGTAAATGACATAAGCTGTTCATCAAAGAGCAACATACGAGATTCAGAAAGTTTCTTAAGTTCTCCAAGTGGAACAGATTCGGTCTTAACGCCCTGAATTACTTTCTCCAGCCCGAACGGACCGTTCTCAGATTCCCAGCGCTCTACAAAGGATTTGGCATTGTACGGATCATAGCCAAAACATCTTACATCGTAATTTGCTTGACTTATGTACTCATCCAAATCATCGTAGACATCCATGAGATCTAGAATACTTCCCTCCATGACAATGAGGCTTCCTTCTTTAAGGAACTCGTCGTACTTTATTCTCATAGCTGTTGGGAGTTTCATTAGAGTTAATGAAGAAATGTAACTCCTGGTCTTAACGCCAAAAGATCCGTCGCCGAGAGGAAACATAAACGTAAACGCACAGAAGTCGTCTCCCTGTGATAAGTCTGCACCAAGCGCACACGGCATACCCCAGAAAGCTCTCTGCCTGTGAGGAAGCGTTTCTTCATACGTGAAATAATACGTATAGCCTTCCATAGGTATGCCAAACCGCTTAGCCAAAATATCGTTGCGAGCAGCGGGAGAATTCTCAGCTCGCTCAACATCTAACTGATAAGTTTCATAAGAAACCGTCTTTCCTAAGTTGGGATTTGCTTTGAGCCAAGTCTCCGGTTTTCCTACTTCCTCCACATCATCCAATCTGTAATACCAGATAGAAACGTGAGGGTTGACATACTTACCCTTTAGAATGTCCATTAATTCCATTTTGATTGTATCGCCGCTTCCGTTTCGAACCGTTCCTTCAGAACTCGTAGATACAATCAAATAATCCGGATTCTTTGAGGATCCCTGCTCTATGGCTCCCACAACATCTTCTCTAATGTCTCCTGATAACCACTCGTCAACCGTAGCTATCTTAGCTCGCAAACCCTGAAGCTTGTTAATGCTCATAGGCCTTGCTTCCAGTAGAGATCCGGTTAAGAAATTCTCAATTCCCTTCTTTGTAGACGAGAGCTTAACTCGGTTCGCTCTGGAACCCGTCGTATTCTGCAAAGACCCTTCTGTTAAGAATTGAAACAGAGGGCCTCTCGCTCTAGTTATCGAAGTTCGAATTGGACTTAGAACTTCCTCAGCTTGTTTCATTGTCGGAGCTGTTGTAATCTGATGAGTCGTCGATGTGTCGACATTTAAGAAGTAGCTCTGAATGCAGGAAGCATACATAGACTTCGCCGCTCCTCGAGCCACGATCAGATATTGTTTATTAATTAGACGTTTCTTAATATTTTTTGTAACGTAACGTCCTCCATGACCATCCGGATTAGGTTCATAGACACTACGCTCTACAAAGTAAAACCATCCAAAAATCTGTTCTCCCCAAAGTTTAAACGTAAACAGAAGATCCAAATCAGAGCCATCGGTTAACGTCAATTCGCTCTCACAATAATCAATCCATCCTTTAATGGCGTCTGGATCATAATAAACTCCAGGATTAGCTATAAGAGCATCAATTCTGTTCATCTCTAACGAAACCCAATAATTAACTGGGATTTCGCCAGCAATTACAGCATCTCTAAACTGACCATAATAATAAGGAGTTGCCGTGTTTGAAAGTGCCATATCAAATCAACTCCTTAAAAAAAGAAAAGAGCCTCTGTTTAAGAAGCTCTTTTAAACTGTATTATTCTATAATACTAACTTTGTTCTCGTATAAAAGATCCAGATATTCCATCATCCACATAATAGCTACTTCTCCAGTATCCTTATGCACTGTAGTATAAGATGCGGTAGAACCATCGTTCATACCAAAAATATACCTGTCGTCTGTTTCTCCTGTAGAAATAACATTAGTGCCTTTTTGAAATTCCTTAAGGATCAACAAGTTCGTTAATTCGCCATTCGTATTCGGAAAGCTGATTTTTAATTGCCTCGACAGTTGTACCAGATAGCGAAGTATCGAATACTAATTGAACTTTCATCTTAAGCCATGGTCTAATAAGATTTAATCGCTTATCAGTACCAAACAGATCTTCCCATGTTTCAGTACCGTCTGTGATCTCTTTAATTTCATCGCCAACTCCAAGATCATGCAGAACCACTAAAGCAGCGTTGATGTCTCTAATAATGTCTGGATCGAAATGTGTATAATCAGGAGTAATCCCACTAAGATCATGCTTTACCGATTGTAAAATACTGTCGCTCATAATAAATTACCTTTTTCTACTTAAAACCTGGTCTGCTCTTTCATACGCTCATAGTTATTTACCCTTTGAATTCTGTAACCCAACATTACTTATCTTCTTTCCATTAATAAGATAATCGATTGTTACTTTTCCAGATTCAATACGTTCTTTTGTTTCGAAATTCCCAACGCCAATAGTATTGTATTTCTTAATTAACTTATTAACTCGTTTTGCCGCTCTATTAGCCTGTCTATAATATCGTCTATTCTCTGTTCTGGCTTTCGATACACCTGGTATCCCGCTAACATCATAAGTTTTTATACTATCTTTGTACTTCTGAGCTTTCTTTGCATATTTAATGCCACCGCCTTCTATTCTCTTTATAAGCCTATCAGAAGCTTTAGCTGCTTTATAAGCCTTGCGAGCTTTATTATACTTCTCCGCCGAGGTAGCGGCCTTATTCCATCTTGAAGAAGACTCAGAATAATGCTTTGACCTCTTAAATCCAGATAAAGGATGCCATTCGGAATAACTGCTAGCACGACTAAAATCTTTATTGTATTGCTTTTTTGCTGCTTTATAATTTCTTTTTGCATTTATCAAACTTCCATCAGGATTCTGATAGCGCCTTACGCCCCATTTCATTCCCTTAACTCCGTGATGAACTAAATAATTTGTATATTCTTCCATTTTTAAAATTCCTCATCTTTTACCAAAGCTTAGTATCTCCTAGTTTTCTAACTACTGGATCTTGCGGCAACAGGGTGGTGTCCCCGTAATGTATTGCATTGTGAGTCATATCACTTACGCAAACTAAGAATTCTGGATTAAGAAGAAAGTCTGTTACATCAACAATGTCTGAAGCCTCTATGGGATTCATGTGATGAATGTAAACTCGTCCTCTTATCTCGTATCCGTCCAATCCTAAGTCACACCCATGATCTCTAATAATCACGATGTCTCTTACCTTGCGCCACTCTCTGGATTGGTAGAACCTTTGGTTGAGATAACGGTCCCAACCAAAGGTTTCCTTTCCTACAAATCCGCCTAACTTAAGGTAATCGAAACGCTCGATAAGCGTAGGAAACGTAATGAGCTCACTGTACGTTCGGATCTTCTGTTGATTCATCGTAATTACCACTATAATGCCTCATTGCTTCGAGAGCATGTGCATAAAGCTCTTCTGTTCTCTTAGCAGATTCCAGCATCTCCTTTTTGGCTTCCATGAGTTCCTTTTGGGTCTTGAGAATCTCCTTCTCGAGACGAGCCTTCTCACTACCAAGCTTTGCGATGGTAGTGGTTTCCTGTGAAGTTGCGGTTCCGTCAATCAGTCTCTGCTCTATTAGATCGAAAGCCAAAGATATAATCTGGTTCTCTCTTGCCTCCGGCGTGGTAGCTGGCCTACGTTTTCGTTTTGTAGAACCTGATCGTGTCTGTTTCATGCTATCACGCCTTTCTAAGTATCATTCAAGGAGGCAAACAACACGAAACTCTGGAAACTGACTGTGAGCTGGAACCCATATGCGTAAAAGGAGGTCGAAAAACCGCACTAACGTTCGCCTCCTTGAATGATTGTGTTGCCTTCTAAGAAAAATATCACTAGTTATCAGAACTATAAGTAGACTTTGCCTTGTGTTTCAAAGGTTTTGTTGTGTTTTTTCTGGCACTTTCTGCCAAGCAATCGTTACAAGGACCTTCGCCCTTGGTGTCATCGACGTCTAAATATAAGCATGTTGGACACCAGACATCGAAACGAACCTCTTTCATATCAAAAGTAGACATTTACTTACCTCCATCGTCCAAAACAAATATAAAAAATCCTCCCCCGGAGAAAATCTGAGG